CAAGTTAAAATTTTAATTTCCATATTATTTATTTTCTTCTAAAAAATTATTTATTTCTTCTTCTGTTGGGACTAGGTCTTCTTTAAACTTTTGCAAATATAATTCTTTTTTCTCAATTGGTATAACTTTTTTTTCTAATCTAATATTTTTTTCATCAATTTTTTTTATATAAAAGACTAAAAAGTGGTCTTGAGTATTATTTTGTTTGTTTATTATACCGCTTAAATTTTGAACTTTTGTTCCACTTTCCGGTGTATTTGCCACTTCAAATACTCCTCTAACTAATACTCCTCGTTCTCCTTTTACCGCATACTCTTCAGGATTATCAAAAACTTTGTCCAATAAATCGTGTAATTCTTGTCTTATTAATTCTTCTGACCCCATCTCATTTGCGGGTCTTTCAGGTGAATAAGTTAATACGATTTTTTTGGTAGGTTCAAATGTTTCGGGGTTATAAAATGTTGGTGTTATACACACTCCGTCTTTAACCGGCTGATTAACTTTATTTGGGTCATACATTTCAGGTGATAACATTACGGATAACAAATAACCTTTACCCATTAATCTAACTCCATCATTAATTTTAAATGATTGAGCCATTAAAGGATTCCCGTCAACACTAATTATAGGTGTTGACATAAATTCTAATTCAGTGACTTCACTAAATTCTTCACATTCTAATAATTTTTCTTTAATGTCGGATAATTCGTCTTCCCCATACAATGTATAATTTTTAAGACCAATTAGGTTTATATTACCCACTGATGATGGTATGTTGTAAGGTTTTTTCTCACCATCCTTAAACACGTCTTCTAGTAATTCTTTTAACTTCATAATGATTGATTTAAATTGGAGCCTTTTAAAAATATAGCTCCTTGGTTTATTGTTAATTTTTCTAACTCAATTATTTTATTCTCGAGCTCTTTTATTTTTTCGTCTTTTAATATTAAGTTTTTTTTTAGATTTAACAAAGTGTTTTGTAATAATTTTAATTTTTCTTCTTTATTATCTTCCGAATTTGTTATGTAAACTATTTTTTCTACCGGAACTTCCTTTTCAACTATTTTCTCAACAACTACTTCATTGTTAATCGGTACTTGTTTTTCTATAATCTTTTCAACAATAACTTCTTTCTCAACAGGTACTTCCACAATCTTCTCAATAATTTTCTCAACAACAACTTCTCTATCTACAAGGACTTCAACAATCTTTTCAATAATTTTAGTTTCATCTTGTCCAAGTAATCCGTATTTGTTAATATCAAATCCTTTTTTGAAACATTCATTAACAAAAGAATTTATATCCATTATACCATTAAGATAACAATAGTCATAAACATCTTTGAAATTTTTTATTTCAAATTTATGCGTTTGTGAGTTTTTCTGTTCCATCTATAATATCTTCGTATGAATCTATGGTAAACGATAAGAATGGTTTTGGGTTAATTAAATTAATAAACTCGTAATTATCTTGTTCAACGTCATATATTCCAAACCCGTGTTTATTTATAGTTTCTCCAAAGTTTTGTTGTATTGTTGAGCCAACCATATACGCTTTTTTACCTCCAGGTATGTTGAATACTTGTCTTTTATGAATATCCCCACATAACACTAAATCACATCCATTAAACTTGTCAACTTCAAATCCTGTATCAAACTTATATCCAATATCAGTTGTTAATCCTTGGACAGGTCCGTGGAATAAACCTATCTTCTTTCTATTTGACTTCTCAATATCAGGAGGTATGTTATGGTCCATAAGTGAATACACAACCCAATCAATATTATCGTCTTTATATACACCTCTATTTTTATAATATACTATATTATTATTCTCTAATGAATCAATAATTGGTGTTAGAGCGTCTAATCTTGACAAATTGCTCTCAAGAAAGTCGTGGTTTCCAATTATTAAAACGGTTTTAGCGATTTTTGAACATTCCGTTAAGGTCCAAGCAACAAATTCAATTAACTCAGGCGTCATTTGATTTTTGGAGTGAACTAAGTCACCTGTAAACACGATTCTATCGGGTTTAATTTCTCTAAATTGATTAAGCATATCATTTAATATACCACGATAAAGTTCGTGGTCTTTAAATAATCTTATATGTAAATCAGAGAAGTGTACTAATTTTTTTATCATTGCATTACAATTTTTGGTGGATATCCTAAATCATCGTCTTTTTTTATGTTAATCTCAACCGGTTCAATACCATATAATTTATTTTTTGTTTCACAACCTCTTTTGGTGAATAATCTTGATAAATCTTCTTCTTCAACTTTTTTCATCTTTTCTATTATTGGAAAAACATCCATATAATAAACATTACCATCGTTTTCTTCTTTAGATTTGGCGGATAGATATCCGTCCAACCAAATGTAAAATTCTTTGTGACTTAACATATTTAAAATAATTCAAATTCTTTATTAACGTGTCCACAACTATTACACATATAAGTTGGGAACGGTACCATAGTGTCTTCCCCACTACCAGTTAAAATTTTAGATACTTTCTTAATGAGAACAACTTCTTTAAAGTATTTTGATTGACAATTCTCACATTCAACAGTCGGCTGTTGTTTTAAATCGATTTTTGGTTTTCCTATTTCTTCCATATCACAAATATAATTTATTTTTTTATTTTAGTCAAATAATCTGACATATTCATATTAAGAATCGTTGAGATTACTTCTTTAGGTACTCTATATTCTTCAAATGTTGAATCGTCTTTTAGGTGGACAATGATACAACCGTAAAGTTTAATATTTTCATATTTTGTACCTTTTAGCATTTTAAGTAAAAGTTTTCCGTAAAATGGTAATTGTGTAAAGTAATGTCCTAATGAAATGTTTGGATGTTTTTCAAATGGTGGTTTCATTCTTTTTGTAAACTGGTTTTCTTGAAAATTCTTTGGTTTGTTTGTTTTATAATCAGTTATAATAAACCCGTACTCATTTTTTTCTTTATTATGAATTAACCATCCAGTATCTCCCTGTCCAGTATATCCTAATTCAGGGTCTCCAAGGACAATCTCAGTATCTAATAGTACCGCACCTCTTTCTTTCATCAACTCTAAAAAGTTTGTACCGGCATGAATCATTGAATCTCCCTTTAATACTTGGGTAAAATCACACTCAAATATTGGTTCTCTAACCTCTTTATTAAGACTAAACATATCAAGTGATTTCTTTTCTAATAGGAAATGGACTCTACTTCCCATATTAGTTGAGTATGTTCCAGCTTCCGCCCATTCCTTTAATAATCTTTCTTTAACAACCGGGTCTCCTTTACTTTTGTTTTCCGCAGCTTTGTCGGTCGGGAACTCGTCATAAAAAATTTTCATTACCTTGGAAACCGAAGGGTAGTCCTCCTTCAATTCTCCTTTTGTATCTTTCATAAAGTATTTGTGGTCTTCCTCAATGAAAGTAAGTTCAATTTCTTTTCTTCTTTCATCCAACACTTTTCTTATGTCTTCCGCTATTTCAATTAAATTATTCATCTTTTTTTTTAGTTACCGCTAATATTAAACCGAAAATAAACAATAAAGGTATTAATATGTGTAAAATTACATCATATATTTTTTTATTTATTGGTATTTTAATTACCTCAGTGTCAAACTCTTCTCCAAATTCCTCAAGAAGTACACAATATCTGTGATTACCGTCAATTATTTTATAATCTTTACTTATAACTATCGGTTTTTTTAATCTACCTTCATTATTTATAATTTCTTTCGACATTAAAACATGATGTTCATACCAATCAATACAATAAGGAAATTGGATATCTTTTAATTTTATTATTAATCTATAGTTTAATCTCACTAATATTTCATTTTATAATAATATTCATTTATTTCACCTCTTAAATCACATATGTCTTTGTCTTTTGGCATTTTTAATATTTTTATTTTACCGAACAATCTTCCTCCGTTTAGTTGGTCATATAGTTTTAAAGAGTCGTTCCAAGCATCACCGTCAAGACCAATTGTTATTTCCCCTCTCGCCTTTTCATATATAGTATTGAATAATAAATCACTCATATATTTTCCCAATAATGGAATGCTATTATCAACAAAGAACCCATCAAATACCCCTTCAACTAAGAATATATCTTTTTTCCAATTAATTATACTCTCATTGAAAATTATCTTGTCCTTTTCGTAGTCCGGGTTTTTGTATTTTGCTCTTGAGTGTGGGTCCCAACTTCTTGCAATATAATAATTAAGCTCTCCCTCTTTATCAAAAGAAGGGACAATAATTCTTCCCATATGAGAACCTTTATCACAAAAACCAATTTGGTATTTTCTAATCATATTATCGCCAATACCTCTATTTTTAAGATAAGTATAGGCTTGTCTTCTAACGGGATATTTCTCAGAAGAATCCATTATTCTTACATAACTTTCAGGTAATTTGATTTTTGGTTTCTTAACTTCTTTTACCGTTAAGTCTTCAGGTTTAAAAACACTATATACCTTTTTTTGTTTTTTATTCCCATATTGGTCAATTAGTTTACCAAGAGGACCTTTCATCTCGTTAATCTCAGCACAGCTCCAACACTTAAAAACGTGTTGATGATAGTTAATTTCTAAATTACCTTTATGTTTACCATCATCGCATTGTGGGCAGTCCACCGCTATCTGCCCTTTGGATTCGTAGTGTTGTTTCTCTTTACCAAATAAATCTCTAATTAAATCAACTATTATTTCTCCATCATCCGTCATCATATCAAATATAACTAAAAATATTCAATAATCAAACTTCACAAGTTTTTCCAACACACTATATTTATGGTAAAATGCCTACCGATATTACAATAACAAATATTACCGGCTCATCTCCATATGATATATATTTGTGTGATGACCCTGTGGTTACTTGTGTTTATATTAACACTATAACAACATTACCATATGTTTTTCAAATACCTCCAGTTTTGGACGGACAAACAAGTTATAATTTGAAAGTGGTAGATAATGACAATTGTATTAAAATAACAAATTTAACACCATGAGTTGTACTTGCGTATTAGTTAGAGTTGACCAAAATGATTTAATTTCTGCCACAGGAAACACAAATCCGTTATACGATAATAAAGTTTTTTTTAGCGGTATTACGGGATGTAATAATACCTCAATATCCGTTGAATATAGTGGTAGTGGTTATTATTTTCACTGTGCTCATACGACCGGATATACTTGTAATTGTTCGGGTAGTGGTTGGGTTAAATACAACGAAACCGCTTGTATTAAATCGGCAACCACTGCAGGATACACTCCAGACCCATCGGATTTATATGAGGTAGAAGATGCGGTGTCTAACATTCAAAGTTGTCTTTATGGAACACTTTTTTTTGATTCGGGATATAGTTTATGTGGTTCAGGTGTTGCGGTGGCCTCGGTTCCTTCGGGGACTTATTGGGCGAATACAACTCTAAGTACCCTTAACGGACCTTACAATAGAGAGGCCATTTGGACTGATTTACCGGCGGATAAACCTTACGACACTTGGTTAGGTCTTTCATATTGTACTCTTACAGGAACAACCGACATGAAAACATACTATATTGGTATTGGCGCGGTTAACAATTTTAAAGTAGTTTTAGATGGTGTCGAAATTTTAGACACTACGGCCGGTCCCTGCATTACAGGAACTCAATCATTAACTACTTGGAGGGTTTACCCAATAAGTGTTGGTGTTGGTAGCCATATCATCGAGTATTACGGATATAATTATGGTAACCCAGGCGGTGTTGGGTTTGTTATTTATGATAAAGACTTATCTTCTTTAACCGCGTCAACCACAGATGTTGCTGCCGGAGTTATTTATAATAGTAGTTCTGAAATTGGGAATAATTTTGAATTTTGTCAAGATTTATCTGGTGATTATTTAATATCAGGGTATACTTGTCCTGTTGGTTATACATATTCGGTTTGTTTAGGAACCTGTGTTAAATTTAATTATTGTGAATTAACACCTATTTTGACTGACACTCCGAGTTTATTTTATTACCAAGATAATATTTTACTTAGCGGTACCAGTATTAATAGTATATATGATGACAGAGAGTCGTTATGTTCTACATCAGGAGATTGTACAAGTAGTATTTGTACGTCAACTTCAGGATTTTGTTTGAACGATACTGGTTATGATACTTATGATGATTATTATATTGAGTCGGGTTATCATAACGGTAATCCTTATTGGTCTGGCGAAACGGATGGATTATTGATTTATTATTCCACCGGAAACACTCAATGGTGTTTATCAACAGTTTTAGATGGAGATTGTCTTTTATTTGGCAAATCACCTTGTGTTAGCGTTTGTCCTGATTTATGTGACACATATTTCTCAAACGTAATATGTCCGCCTCCAACTCCTAGTCCAACAGTTCCGTGTAGTGCGTTAAATTTTGACGCAATTTTTAATTGTAATGTTCCGTCTCCGAGTGTTACCCCCACAATGACACCAACAATTACTCCAACCCCAACTCAAAGTCCAGCAGTTTTATGTCCTAATATATTCGTTAACGCATCTATAAATAGTTATTCTCCAACCCCTACACCAACTCAAACTGTTACACCAACACCTTCAGGAGTGGTTAATAGACCTTTTGGTTTAAGTGGTGATGTTACTTTTAATACGGTTGATGAAAAAATAAAATGTCCCGTTAGTTTACAATTTCAAGATTGTATAACCGGTATGATATATAGTACTATGGATGATGTTGAAACTCCTTTGGGGGGTTCATTATCACAATATATGGTTTTTGAAGGTACTGTAAATGGGGATATTAAGTGTATGTACTATATAGGTCAAAATCAAAATATTTCAGGTATTGACCAAATTATTTTAACTAACGGACCTCTTGGATATTCTAATCTTGATGGTTGTAATAATTGTTTTTTACCTACTCCAACCCCTACTCCAACTCCTACAATAACACCAACAATGACTTTAACTCCAACTAACACTCCAACTCCAACAATAACTCCTAGTCAAGGACTTTGTACTTGCCCTGAAGGGTACACTTTAATCGGTGATTTATGTGAACAGGTATTATTCACTTTTGCAACTCCTCCAGAAAATCCAATTATTATAGGTAATAATTTTGAAGACTACCCAACCACATTTGGTGGTGATAGAGGTTTAATAATATATGAGGAAGTTACAAATAAAGGTTGGCCTTTGTTTGGTTTACCTAATATACAAGGTTCAGGAATTTTTCCTAACACCTTACCAAGTACCAATAACGCAACACCTAGTAGTTTAAGTCTAATTCCGAATACAGGATATACCAATCAAGGAATCTTATACACGTCTTTATCCCCATCTTCATCTCCTGGTTCTCCTCACGCACCTTTAAATTATCCAACAGGATATTGGCCGGAAACACGACCTTTATCTAACAATCCACCTAATTTACCAAATATTAATTTATATAGTGCACCAAATAATTTAACTTATTTAGCGGAAAGTTATGTTTCTTCAGGTGTTTTAAATTTAGGTAGTGGAAGCTCTGTTAACTTAGAATATAATAGAAGAAATGGTGTTTTTTGGGGTTTGTCATCCAATTCAAATTCTTGGCAAAATCAAGTCGGTATTTGGTCAGACGCACCTTCTCCTTATGACTCTAACCCAACGTATAGTTTATTTAACAAATGGGTTGGGGTAACTTCTTGTGTTGAAATACCAGAGAGTAAATTATATTACATCCTTATAACCGCAAATAACGCATTTAGAATAAGTGTTAATGGATTATTAATGGTGGAAATTAATGTTGGTGATGGTAATTATCAACCTCTTGGATTTACTAATTGTTTCCCAATAACCTTATCATCAGGAACTAATACAGTTACTTTTGAAGGGGGTAACTATGGTGGTGGTGGGTTATTATCCGCAGAAATTTTAAATGTTGATACTGTAGATAATATCCTAACCGCAACAACTTATTCTCATTTAACACCATATTCAATATTTTCGACTAAAGAAAAAAGACCTAGAGCTTTTGACATTAATTTTACAAGCGGTAGTACAACAATAACCTCATCAGGTCAATTTTTACCAAAGGATGTTGGGGCTTTTGTTCAATTCCCTTCCTTTGTTTTATCGGGAACTTATATTTCAAATGTTATTGATTCAAGTACCGCCATAATAACTTCAGGCGCAACCGCGACCGGATTAGGTGTTGCTGGAAATGTGAACGGGACATCAACCGGAAGAATTTATTTTATATATGATTCGGGTACGTTATTTGCGAGTGGTTTACCACAAGGCTTTACTTGTCCAGAAGGTTATGAGTATTCTAATTGTTCGGGACCTGAATGTATTCAAGTATCTAAAATACTTTGTCCTTAAACAAAAAAGTCCGTTATTAAAACGGACTTTTTTTATTACCAAATTTTTTCTTGTTTCATATAACCTAAAACACAACAATAGGCATCTGATTGGTCATAGTTTTCTTTTTTGAGTGTGTTGTTTTTTGTATATAACCATTGGATTTGAGGTTCTCTTTTCGCAACTAAATCCCAAATTATTTGTTTTTTATCACAATCTTTAGGATATCCGCCAAATAACACAAATTTACCCTTATCATTTTGTTGTACCAAATTTGGGAATGCGGTTTTTCTTGAGTTATACGTGGATATAAAATTAGGAACAATACCTAATTCATCGAATATTAATTTACATATAAAACTATTAAATCTTAATAACGTTTGAATAGTATATACATTATTTGAATTCAATAACGGTTCTTCAATTATCACTTTTGTAATACCTAATTCTTTGTATTGAATTAATTTACTTTTAAAAATTTCACTTTTTAAAAGGAGTTCTTTCATTTTATCTTCTTCTTTTGGTTTTGGGACCGGTGAAATGTGTGTTAATTCCAATAATTGTTCTGTTTGAATGTCAAACAATGCCCACCCTATCGTTCTTGTGGATACGTCAAGCCCTAGTACTTTAGGGCTTTCTTTTAAATTTTTTTTCATATTAGAAATCGAATTTTACTAAGAACTGCTGAATACCTTGTCTTAATACGGGTGATTGCAGTTTAGATACAATCATAAGTGTTTTGTCAGAATCGTAAAGTCCAATTTCTGTAATATATGATGGATTACCTTGTGTCCAAGTAGGGTTTGTAGTTGCTTGGAATTCAGATTCTCCTAAATTTACTTTATATCTCATTTCGTAAATCGTTGCCTGTATGTCACTCTCTAACGCCCCATAAAAATAATACTCATCACCGAAATTTAATGACACTCCACTATATCCTACAGGAGTTAACGGAACATAATCATTTAAATCATAAGTAGGTGCGGAGTCATATTGGTCTTTTGTAATTACAAAAGTATTACCCGTTAATCCTTCTTTGGTGATATAATTATTAACTGTAGTCGCAGTAAGTTGGTCTGTAAAATCAATTATCTTCCATAAAGAAGAGTTTGGTCTTCCGTTACCTTCAACTTTTTGACAAATTATTTCAAATTTATCAGCATAAAATCCTGTAATTTGATTACAACAAGAAAGGTCTGGTTGTGTTAAACAAGGAAACTCGTCCCCAAATCTAATAGCAATATTTTGAGATGTTAGGTTACTACAAACAATATTAGGCCCTTCTATTACAGAATAATAATTACAATGTAATGAATTGCCTGATAAACATCCGCTTGTATTTGTAAACCTGTAAGTAACGTGCATATATTCAGTACTCGCCGTTAATACTCCTTCTGGAGAAGAACCATCTCCACCGCAAACATTTGGGGTCATTAATGATATTTTTGGTGCGGGTAATGTCCAATTTCTATTTGATTTATAAGACATCGCGGCAATTAATTCTTCATCATCAATTACCACTATTTTTTGGTCTGGAAATACTTTACCAACTCTATTAGGATAACCGTCAATAGAATTAGGGTTAGTGTCCCATAAATGATAATATCTAATACCAGGTGAGTTCATATCCAAATTTTTATTAGATTCTATATAATGAACTTGGAATAAATTAACATTTTCAAAATTAGGTGGGTCAACCCAAAAAGTTTGTCCAAAACAACAACTTTCGTTTTTATGCCACATTATCCAAGGAATATGTAACTTAAAGTTTCTTGCTTGACCTGTGGTGTCTCCTTCATTTGAAGGGTCAAATGGTTCGAACGCAAATTTTTCTCCGTAGAAGAAATCAATGGTTTGATTTGTATAATGTATTACCGCTATCGCCTTTTGTTCTTTAGGTGTTACCACAACTTTTTCATCAAAAGAATTATAGTAAAAAACTTCACTACTATCTGTCTGACCGCTATCTGATTGATATCCTAAATATTCTTTAGTTCCTAAGTAATTTATAGAACCAAATTTAGTATAATCTTTATTTAGAGAAGATATTAATCCCGCAGGATTTTCAGACCAAGGAATATTCATATTCCAAACTTTAACATCAAATTGGTCTATATCACAAATCGATTCATAATTAATAACATCGTCAGCCCAATGAGGTCTTGGTGTTACACTATCATAAATTTTTGTCATATTTGATGGGTACACTAATACTCTAGAATAACAACTCGCACTTAACTCAGTAAAGTCAGGTGTTGGTCTATCTAAGGTTATTTGATTTCCGCAAACCGAAACTATCCTATAAGTCATCATTGGATAACAACTATATATAGGAACTTTACAATCAGGGGGTGGAGGTGGTGGGCACGACCTACTAGCACTTGGTGTTAAACAAGGTGTGCTAGATGGTGTTGGTGTTGGGCTAGGGTTACAATCGTAAGGTGTTTTTGTCGGTGTTGGGGTAGGTGTTGGACTTTCAAATAATCCTGATGTAGATGTTGGTGTTGGTGTAGGTGTTGGTGTAGGCAAATTGGTACAATAACAATCGTCCAATCCTTTACCATCATAATAAATTGTTATAAAATCTCCTACCGCAGGTTGTCTTTCTGATGGATAACCACATGGTGAGTAGATTAAATTTATTACTTTTCCACACTGAAGTGTTGACATATCAACAATATAATCTGAATTAATTACATATCGACTATCGGTTAAAGCACTCCATGTTATTGTTTCGGCAGTTAAATTACCACCAAAAAAACCTCTCAAGGGAGCTCTATTAAACACAGGACTAACAATAGAGTCCATGTATGGAATTCCATATGTATTTCCTGTTATACCATCAACAAAATAAGGGTATTTAACATTTTGTTTATTTGAATTTGGAACTCCACTAGTATTTTGTGAATTAAAGTTGGGTTCTAATATGTTTGTGTTAAATTGATTGTATATTGACGGTGCAAGACCATAAGAAACTTCACTATCTCCAATTTGGAAATAAGAAATATTAAATTGACCTTGAGACATTTTTTGTCTTCCCGCGTCGGTTACTCTTGTGTTAACTAAACCAGAAGTATTTTTTAAAATATATGCCATTTATATATAAATATATCGTATTGATTTTATGTTATAATAATCTCACTTTCACAATTACCTGTGTAAACCTGAACTGTAACCGGTTGTGGACTTGGTACTCCTAACACAATCCACCCTGTATTTGGTGGTGAAGATGTGTTATTATTTATAATGTATCCTCCTATAGGGGAAGGATAGATAAACCATTGATTTGTTGATGCACTCCAAAGAATTTGACTCGTACTCGCACTCCAAGATTGTTTACCATTAAAAGTTCCACTAGGGATGTATGTTTCACTATTTACTTCATCTTGATATGTTATGTTAACACATAATGAATATCCTATACTAGCCGGTGTTTGCGTTGGGGTTGGTGTTGGGGTTGGTGTCGGCATTGTTCCTACTAACTTACAACTTGTGTATGCTGTGAAATCACCATAATAATCCACCACAACTGCGGTGTATGTACCAACAGATAAATTAGTTATTGTATTACCAAAATTACCGTTATCCCAATTTATTGTATATGGAGATGTTCCTCCTGTTACAATTAAGGTAATTGTTCCGTCAGAAGAGGTTAATGTACTAGGTTCTATAACTTCGCAAGTCGCTCCCATTGTAAATATTGTCAAAACATTACATTCGTTAACACCCTCTTCACCACATTCTAATTTTCTTGGTGGTTTTTTTGTTGGGGTGGGTGTTGGAGTCTTTGTTGGTGTAGGTGTTGGAGTTGTTGTTAGAGTAGGTGTAATAGTCGGACTTGGTGTAGGCGTAGGTGTTTGACTCTCTTCAGGAAGTTGTTGTATTATAATATCATTATCACCCATAGTTATTTAAATAAATACTTTTATAGTTCTTTTTTAATTATTGATTTCATTATTTCAATATATTTTATTGTTGAACTATTCTTGTCAACATAATTAAAATAATTTGGGTTTTCTTTTAATTTGTCAAAAGGGTTAACATTTATAAATTCTCCTTTATAAAATTTGGTAGTTTTTAATCCATCTGTAACTCCAGCCATATGTAAAATAGGTTTTTTTTCATATATGAATATTGTATCGGTAGCCCAAGAAAAATCTAAATTTTTGGTGATTAATGTTTCTTTACCTAATAACCAAATGTTCCATAAAACCGCCCACATATCTGATGTCCACATTTGTATGTGATGATTAATTGGGTATTTTTTACTAAATGATAGTAACATTTCGTATAGTTTAATACTATCGTTAAATACTTTTTCCCAAAAAAGATAATCAGTATTTTTAATCAAATATTGAGCACCTCCAGAATTTTTCTGATTGTTTTTAACCGTATCAGATGAGATTCCAATTATTTCACACATCTTAGTTAATAATTCACCATTTGATAGTGTGTTATGTTGAGTTTCGTATCTTTTACAACATTCTAAAATATAATCGTGTCCAATATATGATATTGTGTCTGAGACATAACAAATATCATCATTTAATAAAGAATTAAAATCAGGTAATTCCCTAAAAACAATATCTGAATCGTGATAAAAATAACATTTACCTAATTCAGGATTATTTTTTAACCATTCTTTTAAGGCTAAAGGTCTAAGTGTTGGAATGTATTTTTTTTGATTTTTTTCTCTAGTGTCTTTAATGTGGTGAACATTAATTCCATAATCTTTTAATTTTAAAGATTCTTCAGATTCTTGGTCTCTATCTACCATAACAAATAACACATGAATTTTATCAGGTTTAATACCTTTATCGATAAAATTATTTACATATATTTTTGTTTGCCAATGAAAATATGGTATGTCTGGTTGAGCACTTACAAATACTAAATCTTCCATGTTATTTTTATTTTAAAATATAAAGAACATAGTAATTTAATAAATGTTACTTTTGGAGATATTTATAATATATGAAATTACTTAAAACAGTGTCGAAATTGGTTGAAGAATCTAAGTTAAGATATGAGGAAGCTTGTGATAAAGGAGTTCCTGAAAAAGAATTGGATAAACTTGAAAAAAATTATCAAGAATCATTGCGACTAATGAGATTAATCAATAAAGATTCTAATCCTAAAAAATAATTAGAATCCGTAAACCAGCTGAGTTCTACCCCAACCAGAAAAAGTTTTTAAATATATATAATCATCGTCCCAAGCAACATCTCCAACATTACCATTAGTATCTGTTGTTCCAGAAGGAGTAAATCCAACTTCCATTCTAAATTGATTATATCCAGTGTCACCAACTACGTGTAATTTTGAAGTTGGTGCCGATGTGTTAATACCCACCGACGCAAATCCGTTTCCTAAAACAATACTACCGCTTTGTGAAACTATCGCCCCACTTCCAATCGCAGTTGCATTTGTTAAATTTCCAGATGAACAGTCCGCACCTGCTCCAATAAATGTGTTATCATCTCCACTAATATTAGCATAACCCGCATTCATTCCTAAAGCAACATTATTATTACCATTAATATTAAACGCCAATGAAAAATTGCCAACGGAAGTGTTGGAAATTCCAACTGTATTACCGGCCAATGTAGTATACCCTAAAGCAACGTTATCACTTCCTGAAGTATTACTATATAAAGAAAGTCCGCCTATCGATGTATTATATGAACCATTACTGTTAGTAAATAAGACTTTTGAACCTAACGCGGTATTAAAATCTCCATCATTTAATATTAATGATGTTGACCCAAACGAAGTATTATCATTTCCCACCATATTACTTTTCAACGCGTTATACCCAAAAGCAGAATTATCATTTCCTATGGTATTAGACATTAAACTTTCTTTACCCATTGTGGTTAAATATTGACCTGTAGTATTCGCGGTTAAACTATCTTTACCAACTGTTGTATTCTTATCCCAATCACCCTCACCTCGACCAATTTTAACATCATTAACAACAACATCTTTAACCGTTCCAAACGTATCGGAAATACATAATTTTTTCAAACACAATCCGTCAGACTCTAATAATGTCGTACCCCCTATTGTAATGGTACTTGCGGTCATTCCACTTGAAAATGTTGAAGGTGTTGTTGATATTAATGATAGTATTTGCCCTATATTCGCTTTATATGATGAGCCCGCCGAATTCTGCGATGTATCTCCAGTTATAACAATATGAAATAAATCTTCGCCCGTTACTCCCGATGCTAATGTTCTACTTGTTAGAAATGCCATGTTTTTTTATTTTATAAATATTTATTTTTTATTATTTTTAACAATTTTCCAAATTAAATCTATAACATCCGTTACTTGCTACAATTTTAATATTAACTACTGGCGCGGTGTCAAATTCGGTAGGTAATGGTATTGTTATTGCCGGTGGTACTGAAACATTTATACTACCAATTAAAACACAATATTGTTCATACGCATTACAAGCATAAACATCATATGGAAATGTTAAACCGGTTATTGATGTTATTTGTACTGAAGCCATTTCTTTACCCTTGGAATAAATAGTCGTCTCCGTTCATGAAGTTAAAGTCATCTCCATTCTGGAACTGTTTTATTTCTCCGCAACATTCGCATGATATATCATAAGTTATTAATAAATTAATTATTACATTATTATCTTCTAATCCTGATTCACCACTACAAGATGTTGTTAAACTAACCTCGTTATTTTCTGTGTTAATTTCAACATTACCGACTTCACTATAACTCGATATGATATATTCTAATACTTCTGCCCATTCTTGGACTGTCGGGTATTCTGATAACGTATTCCCGGTAAAAAACGGTTGTGTTATTGTAACACCATTTATTGTTACTTGAGCATAAAATATTGCCTCATTTAAAATACAATTAGTGTCACCTGATGTTAAATCGTAGAATCCTTCCAATAACATTTCTTCAGGACTTTTAACACCTGTTTCTCCCGTATTTTGAAATTCAGATTCACATATATTAAACAACTCGTAGGCCAGAACATTGTTCGCCCCATTTAATGTTGTGGTAACTGTTTTGACACACCCATCATCTCCTGTAATTGTTAATGAGTATGTTCCGGCAGAAAGATTACTAACTGTTATTCCTGTCTGACCGTTTACGTTAGAACTCCAATTTAGAGTTAATGGTGGTATTCCGTTAGTGATTAAAGCACTTATAGAACCATTATTACCAATTGTGGGATTAACACCCGCTAAAGTAAAATCTAATGTTGATGTGGATGTAATTGTGAATGGAAATGTGTTTTGGCAAGAGTTCGCATCTGTTACAGTTGCAACATATGAACCTTCGGTTAAACTACTGAATGTATAGGCGGTTGTTGTAACTATTACGACATCGTCTCCAATATCATAAGTGTACGGAGCCGTTCCTCCTGAGCTAATACTAACAGTTGCAAAACCATATAACTCGTTACAAGTAATTCCCGTAGTTTGTGCCGATACTGTAAATGGTATGTCATTATCCACAACGTATGTCCCATTAAATACACAAGGACTTGGTGCCGAACTACTAACAGTTAAAGTGTATGTGTCACTAGCAAGTGCGTTAAATTTAACATTTTTTGAACTCGTTACATTTTCCGTTATATCCCCGTTTGTATTGGTTAATGTATATGTGTAAGTTGATGGTGGTCCTACAAGGTTTACAGTTATTGACCCGTTACCTGTATTACAACTAGAATTACAGAAGGCATTTACCACAGAAACCGATAATACATCAAAAGATGATGGTGAGACTAAGTTAATCGACTCTTGGAAATTACATAGTCCCGCGTCTGTAACTGCAACAGTAAATAAACCACTACTTAAACCTGTAAATGTGTATACTTCTCCAAATGAAATTACGGACGCTCCGTTTGAACCCAAATAATAATATGGTGGAGTTCCTCCGTTTATTACCACGGTTACTTCCCCATTTGATTGTAAACAAGATGGTCCTTCAACTATAAAATGACTAAATTCTACAGGCGGTACTTTTTCTATGAAAGTTGTTTTACTCACAGAACACCCAACAGAATCCGTCACGGTTAAAGAATATAAACCTTCCGTTAATCCTGTTAGTGTTGTTCCAGTACTTGAGTCAGACCAAACATATGTATAAGGGGGTATTCCTGTTAATCCTGTAACATACAAAGCCCCGTTATCTTCCGCACAACCAGCGTTATTTATTTTATAAAAATCAAAATCTAATAGTGAAACGTTTTTAATTATACACGATTCACTTTTTCCCGAACATCCACCACCATCGTCAGCAATTACGTAATAAATACCCGAATATAAATTAGTAAATTCATAAGCATCCGATAATGTATAGGCCGAGTCGATATAACCCTCAGTTAATTCATAAAGATAAAATTTTGCTTCACCGTAAAAATTAGAAGTTTTCGCAGTTAACGAACCGTTATCATATCCACAAGTAGTGTCAACAGTATTTATGATACTGGCACAAGTTCCATTGGAAATATAAACATTAACCGTTAATTCGTTTGGTGTTGGTAAGTTACAACTATCGGTTATAGTAAATGTATAAGTACCGGCACTTAAATTTGTTACCGTATAGTTATATGGGGTTGTTATTGGAGTGACAATATCAAAATAGGGAGACACCCAAGTTATTGAGTAATTTGGGGCACTGCCAACTATGTCTAGACTAAACGCACCAGAATTATTATTTCCACAGTCGCCCGTTACACTTAAATTATATGTTAAAAGACAAGGCATTAATTACAAGAGATTTGAAAGTTTATACCAATATTTAATTTAAAATTAACATCTTCTTCGCTAACAGAACAAATTTTATTATACACCACTACTGTGTTATCACTATTAGTGAAATAATAACCATATCCATAACTATATAAAGAATTTAAACCATCGATTAATGCTAATGACCAATTTGTAGGTGTTGGTACACTTAAATTCGGGTCATTATAACCATATCCAGTAAAAAATTCTCCACTATAGACAACAACATCATCTATTCTTATATCTATGAACCATGTTGAAATTATACTATTTAAAACACAATTATTAATATCTAAAGAATTTGAATTTAAATAATTATTTAGTAACGTGGTCAATACCAAATTATATGCGTTTTGTGAGGTTCGATACTGAGTTATATTACACTGTATAGATTGAGTCGGACAATCATTATTTAATAAATTAGTCGTTAAATTACATGGTTTACAAGGTATTGGTATTAATTGACATCCTCTTTGTCTTCTCCAAACAAATTTTTGTCTATGAAATATTGAATTTTCATACCTAACTCCTGTATTCCATATTGTAGTTGCGGGAATCATTTGTTCAATTAACCTAATCCAATAACTACCCAATCCGTTTACATAATCCATCATTGTTTGATATGTAAAATTATCGTTAGGTATATTAACAGTTTCATTAGACTCTAAATATTTCCAATATATAGACTGTAATGTCGGATATCCACCGGTCTTACCGTCAGTAATAAATTGTCTATTTCTTACATTAATTGTGTTTTTCCAAAAAGTTTGTGCAAATTCAAAAAATGTTCTTTTATTTGGTTGTGGATTTATCTCAGTCCAATCTATACCCCCTCTTTGAGGGTATGGTGTATTTGGGTTTGGGTCGCAAGGTGTTGGTTGTACCCAATTTAAACCTTGATTCGGTATCGGATAATTAAATTCTTTAGACATTGACCAAACATCGTATACCAATCCTTGTGCTGGATTTAAAAATAAATCTACATTTTTTACATTAATAACTAACCTATCATCTGATGTTTGATAAAGGGCGTTGAATGTACTATCTAAATTAGACCTTAATCCAACTTCATAATCCGCCCAACTCTTATTATTGTCAACTTGTTTAATTAACTTAAACCCTAAATCCATGAATGGAAAATTCTTATATTTTTCTAAATAAATTTCACCATAAGTATAAGGTGATAAGATAGTTTGATAATTGGGGTTCTGACCTGTAAATACACTATTTGTAATATCAACGATTTCAGGTGCTCTATGTTGAGGTGTTTGTTCGAACCATCCACTACCCATTTGAAAGAAGTAGTTTTCTCCGTTTTCAATTGCCGATGGATAACCTTCATCATCAATAGGAAATTCGTCAGATGTTATATTAGCATCCTTAATTATTGTTGTTGTGGTAAATCCGGTGTATTCAATCCCTTGAATTTTGAATAGGTTAGCCGGGTCTAAACTTGGTAATTCTTGTACATAAGTTCCTCCCGATATTCTAACATATTGTTGTTCAAATTGAGATAAATTAATTTTTTGGTCGGCAACATAAACATATTCGTTAAAATCTATTAAAGCGTCTGGCGCTCCAATTAACCTTAATAAAATCTCTATCGATTTTCTAGTTCCTTTAGATTTAAAAAGGTAAGCGGAATTTAAAATTAAATTTCTATAAAATTGATAATTAAGTTCGTCAGGTGTTTGAGATATTGGAACTCCCTCATAAACTGATTTTTGTAAATTTTTTTGACCGAAAACTGAAGATAATAAATCATCATTACTAATTGGTGAGATGTTAGTATTCCACCCTAATGTTTGAGCTAAATTTTTAAGTAATTGTGAAGGTATATCATCACCAACATTATAATTTACAGATGTCATAAATGATAATGAAGACACAAATTTTTGTGTTTCATCAAAACTTCTACCATAAATCTGTAGAACTTTTTCCATTTTTTGACCGACAGTATCAAATTCTTTAAAGGCTCCGGTTGTCATGAACCTAGAAATTAAATTGGTTCTAAACAAATCGAAAAATTCACTTATTTGATTCAACTCATCAAGATAAGATGTAAAACTTTCGGTTAAAATATCTAAATTCCAATCACCATAAAGAGGCCACGTTACCGTACTTTTTTCCACGTAATATGTCCCATCATTACTTTCTGTCGGTACGTTAAATGTTGCGGTGTATATCGGGCTTACAGTTCTATTTAATAGAAAATTTTCAACCTCGTCTAAATTTTCTTTAAATACTTTATTAACTTCATAGTCATTAGGTCTGAGAACTAAATTATCGTAAATTAATGTTTCGCCAGAAAAAAGATTCCCTGAAACATAAAATTTTAAAACTCCATTAGTTAAAGAATCTGTTGGGTCAATTCCTTTTAGTTCATATCCAATACCTTTATAGTATAAAGAATATTTGGTGTAATTATTTGTTAAATCTCTTAATTCTGAAACTTCCATTTCTCTTAAAGAGATATTTCTTTGCGAGTTAAAAGTAAAATCAATGTCAAATGGGTTTCTAATTCTAGCTAAATCAAACTCTAAACTCGTTTCATCTCTTAATCCATCGTATTCGATGTTGTTTGCCGTAACACCAGTACTAATATCTAAACCAATAAAATTAGATTCTATACCTGCGGGAAAATAATTAATAATGTTTGTAATTGAGGTTGAAATTCTTTTAACTAATGAACCATAAAGTGTGAATGTCGAAACTTGTGATAAATCAAAATTAGGATATACTTTAAATGTATTTTCAACAATCGTTTTAGATTGAGTAATATTTTCGATTTTTAACGAATCGAGACTTATAGGCCCTGAAAAAGTACCCGTTCCAAAATTTCTATTTGTCTTCTCTGTTACGGATTCAACAAATTCAAAATTACCCTGTGTTAAACCTCCCCCTTGTACTAATTGGAAACCAACTAGATTATCGGAAAAAGTTCCTTGTCCAGATGCTGTTTGTGGGGGGCAAGTAAATTTATTACGACTCATTACTGTGTTATATTTGTAAAGTTTTTACTGAAATCAATGTTATTACCTCTATCTTGTCTAACTTCATATAACAATTTATTAAATTGGTCTCTAACTTCGTATAAATTGTATTGTTTATAAATATTGTTATTTGTGTCGTATATTGTGTAAATACCGTCATCCATAGATTTAGTTTGATTACCGAGCAACGCTATCGCCATAGTTGAGAAGTCGTGTTCAGCAATCTCAATGTCTAAAGATATTGGATTAAAAAAAGTATTTGTTATAATAATATTTTGGTCAGGTTGTCCTATAAATGGAACTGAGCTAGGTTTGTTTGTTGGTGCCGATGAAGGTGATAAAGTACAAAAAATAAGATTACTATTACCGTCAGTATATCTATATCTGATAGATTTTTGTGATGTATTTGTTAAATTTAACACAACCGGTTCGCAAAAGAATGATGATGTTATTAATCTATAAAAATTAGGTATTTTAGTACCGTCAGAATTAAGATATTCTACTCTAAAACCAACAAGACCTTGATTAACAAATTTATTTCTATATCCCGCGGGCACGGCGTTTAAATCTATTACCAATCCTCTAACATTTGGTAACGCAGATAATATACCACAATCCAATATTTTTGTTCTAATTTGTGCGGGTCTTATCATTAATGTATAAATCCCTATTTTATTAAATTGTTCCGCAGGTAATCTTAAATTATATAAACCACCTAAAATTTCAACATTCGCATTTCCTCCCGTATTGTTGTTATTAAAATATGGCTTTAAAATAGCATTAGCATCTAATTTAGTTAATAAAAAATTTTGCGTTTCATCTCTTGACGGTGTGTAGTTCAAAATTATCTCAACATCTTCCGGTGATACATCTGCCGGCCTTATTGTCCCATATGTTCCTGTTGCCATATTATTAAATTATATTAAAAAACTTATATCCATATTTAACTAAATCTCCAACATTATCAACTTCTCCGAGTCTTTGGAAAGATTCTAATGCGGAACGTTTCCCTCGTTCTATAAATACACCAGAATAAATTTCTGGCGGAGATATTACATTCAATAACGCCTCATTTTTTGTAATTCCTGAACAAACCAACATATCAGGAATAATTCCTGAAGAATATGTTGCAAATATTGTAGTACCATCGAAAAAATCATAATAATCAATTCCATTTACCGTATATGCAGTATATAACCCTGACGGGTCCGCTCCATAATACGTACCGACAACATTAGATGTTCCTGTGACTTGAATACCTATTTTAAACTTTGGGGTACCATATTGTTCTAAATCATTTAACGTTGATTTTGTGTAACCGGTTATTAAAAAAGGTACGGTTGTGTAATTACTACTTATTTGCGAATCTTCGTCACAGACAGAATCCCCACTAAATAAATAATCGTATGATATTGGTGTTCCCGACCAATTACCCCCTGAAGGATAAAAATACGCCGTACCATATTCATTGTCAATTGTAACTGATGAATAAGGTACATATATATCTTTTTTAATTAAATTAATACCCCAAGGGCTCATTCCGGATAACGTTATGGTATATTTACCCGTAGCTCCGTAAGTGTGTGAATAACCAACAATAGTTGAATTAACGACTTGTCCTGGTGTCCCGTCTCCCCAATCTACTTTGTAGTTTGAGAACTCCAAATATTTTTTAAATTCTCTATCCGATGTATTGTAAAAATAATAAGTGTTTGGAGTGTCGGTTGATGATGAAAAAATAAAATTCGCCATCGTGTCTTGTTGATTTATTATCCCGTCAAAAATAGTATAATAACCTATATCAACAGTGTTTTCAGTTAAAAAAATTGGTATTGTTAAACCTGTCAATATTGATGTTCCGTTAGTTCCTCCCGATAATATTTCAGTCATTGAAGAATAAACGTAAGTTATTCCTGAGATTCTTTGCGTTGTTGTGGTTGTCGTTAGGTCGCAGCACTCATCATCAATTACATCTGGAATTATAGTTCCTCCGTACCAAACCGCCGGAAATATTTTATTACTAATATTTTCGGGTGAAATCCTTATATTAAAAATTCTTTCGTCCATTATTGAGGTGGATTAACATATTCATACCATTTAATAGGTGTGGTAGTTCCAACCCTATTATTTGATTCGTTAAATACTTTATAAGTTTTTGTATTATAGTCTAAAGAAACTCTATAATAAAAATAATCATTTCCGTTAAATGAAAATTTATTAGGTAAAGTCGATTGTGGTTTATTCATCATTTTAACAAAAACACCTAATCTACCATCAAAAAATTTCGCACTCATATAAAAAGTTTCAAGGTTTAGAAATTCAAGATTCCTTAACCAATAAATAAAAAACCCTTCTTTGTCTCCAACAAAATCTAATTTATATGACGGTTTCTTTATTAGTATATTATTAAATGGTGGTGTTGGTGATACGTTAGCAAATTCACTATCCCCTTGTTGTACCGGTATTATTATTGTAAAATAATTTTTTTGAGTTACATTGTCTTTTGTATCATAAAAATCCAATTTAAAAAAAGATTTTGTAAATGGTTTTGAAAAGTAGAAGATTTCTTTTGCGGTAAATCCTTCCGCCAAATAACTATTTACCCAACTAGCATCCGTTGCGGTTGTCACTGTTGTAGGGTTACCACTAAAAAAATAAAAATTATATTTAATATTTGTTTGACTATATGGTGTGTACTCATCGTGAGAGAATCGAGCAATTTCAAAATCTTCGGGTAAACCTATAACTTCTTCAAGTACAGTATATTGGTACTCGTCAATAGCATCTGTTCTACCTTCAAAATCCCATTTGATTTCAACGGGTAAATCAATACCTCTATCAGTTTCTTGTATTGTAAAATAATATTTGTTATTCACAGTTATCTATTGTTGGTTGTTGGGTTATTTGATATCCATAATTATAATTAGTACCTTCAGGAATTATTCTAAATATATAATTATCATAAGGATAATGTGTACCATTTAAAAATGGAAAATTAGTACCTATTCCTTCACTATCAATAAATCCATATGGATACAAGTCTCTCCATATAAAAACATTTTTATTAGTTGAGTAATAAGAGTAATTAGGTATATCATCCACATTTTTAACGGAACCTTCTTCAATATAATCAGAAAAGTCTCTAATTTTTATAGGGTGATGTACTTTATAATAATACCCTAAACCTAACGAATCAACCGGTTTAAAATTACTATTATTGAATTTAAATCTATGGTGTAGATTTGAAATCACTCTTTCTTTTTGTTCATAATCGTTCCATTCACAATATTCTCCGTCAATTGTACTTCCGCTTCTTAAATCATCTGTGTATATAAATTTAGGCGTCCAATTACTTTTTGTATAATTTTTTAATGGTAAATTTGTTTTTGATTTGGAGTTTGTATCGTCCCACCATGATGTTGGTTGGCCACTAGGTAATAACGGTAAATTAAACTCCCATCCTTGTTGTTTTGCACCACCCGTCCATCCGAAATATCCTTTCCATAAAACAGTAAAATAGAAATGCGATATTGGTCTTTTTTGGTTATCTATTAACGGGTATATGTCAAAATCTCTGTTAAAAGATAAAGTATAAGATTGTCCGCCTTCTTTTATAGAAACTCTGGATTGTTTGTTTGGGGTGTATTGTTTGCTTTCATATTTTTTGGTTATCCCAAAAACACTTTCTTCAAATCCACACTTTGTTAACACACTATCGGTAGTGTTGGTTAAAATTTTATGTCTTCTAACATAATATTTAGAAGTTGTGTCGGATTGTTCATCACCTAATATAACTCTTTTAAATGTTCCACTCACCCCATCGTTAAATGTAGTTCCAGTATACCCGACATTTACTATATTAAAATAGTAATCAGAATTACCAAAATAGTCATCCCCTAATGAGTCCACTTGAAATAAATCAACTCCGTTGTATAATATATTCAATTTTACAAACTCTCCAACGGATAATCCGTGTTTCATTGGACATCTAAATCTAATAATGTTTAATCCATTTAAACTTGAGTTTGTTATCACAAATGGTATTCCGCTAGAACAAGTCCAATTAATTGTTTGTTGGGTTTCATTATCGTAAAAACTCATTTGTTTATTGTAATTATTTTCAAACGGATATGATAAATAAAATGTCCAATTATATGTTGAAGCGCTTTTTGCGGTAAATAAAATATGTTCTCCAGGTGGTTGAGTGTACCCTGTTAAGTTATAATCGTTTCTAATAAAATCAAATTCGTTATATTGCGGATAACCTGACCAAATAATACTTTCATTTATTGGACAATTTTGTAATGCAGATATTTTCTCATTTATATAAAACAAATTATTCTTAAAAGGGGTGTAAGTACTGTATCCAACATAAGAATTTTTAAATAAAACCATAAATTTACAACTAGGTCTAAAGATTGTGGATGTTTGTCTTTCTGACTCAAATACATCCGCTAATGAAACATCAATTGTTCTATCAAATTCAGTGTTTTGTTTTGTAGTATTCACTAATGGAACACTAAAGATATAATCAGTATTAGACGCCGTTTTAAATTTTAACGAACTTAATATTACTTTATTTTCATTTGTATTACCCATTTTATTCTATATTAATCTCGGTATTAACCCATTTAGTTAAAAATCTATCAAATGCTGTTTTACCTTTTTTAAGTCCAAAGTAAAAATGTTGTGGTGCCCCAACCGTAACCGTTCTTGGTTGTCCCGCATTACCTTCTTGGTTTGAGACACTCGCGGATATATTACCACTAGAGTCAACAACGTATATATAACCTTTAAAATATTGTGTTTGTAATGTAGTTGCCGGCCTAACATATCTTGATGATGAATTAACTCTATCCATCTCTTGATAATTATATGACATAAAAGAGTTTCCAAAAATAGGATATGTGTACCATTCATTTTGTTGTGAACCGAATATACTATCAGAATCATTATTTTTCTTAATTTCCCATTGGTAAAATGGTACTTTTTGAGTAAACACTTTAATGTAACTAAACGCACAATCGCTAGATGGTCCTTCAGTTGGGTCTATTATGGTTCTTCTAGGTGAAATATAATCCCTTGTTTGAGTTTCAGACGAATAAAAAATTCCAATTACAACATCTGTTGCGTTACCGTTAGAAAAGATTGGATTTTGTCCTGAAGGTGAATCAGGATAATTAGCAGCTTCAAATGGAGATACTCCGGTCTCCGATTGAATTGAGATTAATTGAGAGTAGTCTCCGTCAACCATGTTTTTACTTCTACTATTAAAGTATGTGAAAATACCGGCATTATTCGTTCCTAGTAATTGTTGTAATACGTTTGAATTAACTAATCTACTTAAAATTAAATAATTTAAAATTTCAGAAACATCGGAATAAGTTGTTGAATTTAATTTATCAACTACATAACCGTCATAATCATCGGACATAACTATTTCTTGTATATAAAGGTTTCTAGGGCCTAAATCCATAATTGTTGTTGGGAATAACAAATTTCTTTTATTTCCATCCCCTCCTTGAGCTTGTGGCGCTCCTAAAAACTGTTTAGTTGTGGAATCGTAAGGACTACTTCTGTAATAAAAATTATTGGTTGGGTGTAATATCACAGTGTCTTTACAATAGTCTGAATATGGTTCGGTTGTTTGAGTCCCAATTATTCTAAAAAATCTATCGTTTTTAATCGCAAACGCGTATAATGTTCCATTTATCCAATTATTGGTGAAAATGTGTGACCATACATTTCTACAAGCCGCAAATGAAATTTGCATTCTTGTTGCCCATTCACCAACCAGTTTTAAGTCTTTAAATAAACTTAAAAAAATTACAGTTACTAATACAAAACATCCTTTGTCGATAATATTGGTACCATTAACTCCATTCTTATAACATCCGTCTGACGTTGGTTTTACTTTAAAACTATTACTTGAGGTATCAAAATAGTAACATGAAAGTGGAACAAATCCGTCACAAGTTAATGAATCAAATAATGCGTTTATTTGGCCTGTATTATCACTAGGGTCATCATCACTAGTTAATTGACTAGTTGGATTAGTTATTAAAACTCCTGCGGAATTATTAGTATATCCACTATCACTAACATAATACGTGGCCAAGTTTAAATTATTTTGTAATGAGAAACTATTATTACCAATTTGTAAGGGATTTGTTGAGGTTGGTAGTCTATCTGACCTCATTATTATTTGTCTACCGTTTGACCCTAAACTATAATTAATCGAAACTGAATTATATGTTGGGGCGTAATAATATGTTGTGGATTTAAGGGGGTCTGAAGGGTCTACAGTTAATATTTGATACATTGCAGAACCTCCCTCAACTCTTTCTCTATCGTAATAACCTCTATTTTCAACAACTAAGTTATTTGTATTAGAACTTAAAAAATTACAAGACCAATATGGTGGTGGAACGACAATAGATTTTTCTTGACCAATATAATTTGTTGGATAATTAATCATTAAGGAATCAAAAGTAGTGTCAAAAACAAAACTAACTAATGGTGCGGGAGCTCCTGGTGTAAAAAATGTTTGATTATTTCCTAATGAAGAATAATACTTAGGTAAATCTGAAGTAAACGCACTAAACGAGCCTGTACCTGCCGACGCAGGTTGAAATAAAAATGATTCGTAATATAAATCCTGATTAGAGTACGATGTATCTCCAGCCGAGGATGAAGATATATTGTGGTCAACCGCCCTAAACCCTCCTTTAATTGGGTGGTTTAATTTATATTGACCGTTAATAAGTTTATTACCCCAAGAATTATAACCAAATATTTTACTTAAATCGTAACTAACCGGCGTTCTTGTTGAATACGGGTCAACTCCTCTAACCAAAAATACAATAACTTGGTCTTTATAATCTAAAAATGATGTTAAAGGATTCATTGAGATTGATTGTACGTAACATTTTGTTGTTGGATTAACAACCTCGAATCTCATGTTATTATTTAAAAATCTATCTCTAAAATTATTAGGTAATTGTGACACACACTGACTGTTAAAATTATTATAAGTCATTGCGGTAATAACTTGGAAATACTCGATGTCCATTGCGAATTTTGCGTATGTAAAATCTGAGGTTTTACCTGTAATAGCGTATGTAACAACGTCTGTAGTATTTGCCGGTGTTGTATAAACAATATCAACTTCTCTATAAACCATTTGATTTGGTTCTGTTCCAAATATAGTCCCGACAGGTGTTCCTAAAATAGCGTTAGTCCCGTATTCATTGGTTTCCGCCCCTTTTAAATTAACATCTTTAGATAATTCAATATTTTGGAAGGTGATTAATTGTCCGGTTTTAAAATTAGCCAATTTTGTTTTTTTACAAGATATTACAACAATATTATCCGTATGATATTTTATTGTATTAGGTTCGAAAGAAACTTTTATTTGGTTAACCCCTCCGTAAGGATTATCGGCAGCATTTTCAAAATATTTTGCTTTGGTATTAAATAGATTTATTCTCTCAGCTAAAGTTAAACTAGATGTGAAAATAGAATTTGTCTCATAACCTCCTAATTGTGGTGCTAACGCGGTTGGTGGTCCTGAGATATTTGTCGCGTTGGTTAAGCTAGTTCCCACCATTAACTTAACAACACTTTGAAATTGAGATGAGGTATAACCTGGTGGAGTATTGTTATAAAAACTCACATCTGTAAATTCAGACAATACCAAATCCATTGTAGAATTTTGTATGGTGTTATTAATCGCCGGATTACTCAATGGGGATGGAGCGCTAGGTGAAGTATTTAAAGATTGACCTTCTTTACAGGAACATAAAATACATTCCGGGTAAGTTAAATTTGGGATATTAATTAATGTAAAAAAATCTAAAGCCTGCCATAATTTACCAATTAATTCAATATAATCAGATAAATTTGGACAATCTTTATAATCTATACTAACATAAGGAACTGAATTAAGTATAGAAATCATTCCGTTAATAAAATAACATAATCCAACAATAAAAAGAAAAACTACAGTAATTAAAACCGTAAAAATTGGTAATATTATAAATTTCATTAAGAACGCTAATACGTGTAATACTATCGTTAGTAAATAAAACACAATTCTCAAAGGAAACATAAGAATTAGAAATAATAAAAATATTATATCAAATCTGAACATAGCATCATTAGTGGGAAATTTCACATTTTCACTTTCACATTGTTCCGCCAAGATATCTTTAACGGTTATGATTCTATTTGGTAGAGTTCCTTTTCTGTATTGTGTTATTAGTTGTGAAACAGTATAGACTTTATTATACTCCATCTCATAAAAAGTATCTTCACAATCGATAGCCGCTTGGATATCCGCATAGTCGTTCCAATCCAAACTAAAAGCATATGATTTTAATGCCAGTTGGTATGGTGGTAAAGATGTTGACGCTTTTAACGGGTCACTGTTTGGCGAAGATGTTATCCAACCGTATTCTCTAATATTTGGAACTAAAAAATAGGCTCTTTTAACGGTTTCGGATAATGATGGTGATTGACTCCATTTTACTTTAAATCGATATTTTGCCTTTGTTGGTATTCCGACTTTAGGGTCTAAGGACAAAACCCTCTCTCCAAATTCATTAGTTGTAACATAATCTAAATTCATAGGTACGTCTATCAACCATGTTCCGTTATCATCAATTGCCCTTCCTCCGCTATCTAAGTCCACTGTTTCTAATCCGGGTCTTCCGTTTTCATCAACTAAAACTGTTTGTCTTATTGCTAATATTTCACCGGGACCTGTAACTAAACTACATAAATTACCTTGTTTTAATTTTGGCTTGCAATTTCTTTTTTGGAATTCATCATCGTTAGATGATATAATTGAACCCATAAAGATTGCGGTCGGCATTATGTTTACATTATATTGTTCTGTTAGGTCAAAATCAATTCTTGTTATACCTAAATTACAAACTTCAGGTTCTCCCCACAAAGGTTCTACCTGAATTATTTGATTTAAACTTAAAATTTGTGGTAGTTCCGCTAAATTACTAGACGTTCTAAATTTAGTTCCCGAAACTTGTAATTCGTTTGCCAAATCCATTCTAATTAAGTCTTGTGGTGATAATGAAAACTCACCTATATCGGATAAATCAACATCCATGTGGATTGTTTGTTGTCCAACCGGAACACCAAAAATCATAAAATCCCCACTTTCATTTGTTCTTGCGGTGTATCTATAATATTTGTCAAAAACTTCGATTAATGAAGTATCTATTAGAACATCTTCTCTTGTTGGAAATGTTCCTGTTGGAGAGTGTTCGCTGTAAGATTTTACGTATGGTAGTAGATTATACCTATAACCGTCTTCATTAACATCACTTACATCTTTATAAGGGTATAATTCTGAAATTATTGGATTATTTTGGTCTTCCCTAGATAAGGGTATAAATATCGAAACCTTAGCGTTTGGTATTCCAAACCCTCCGTTACTTATAACCCTACCAACAACAACTCCATAATCTGAACATTGTCTGGTGTATATTTGGCTTTGTAATATCTTTAAAGATAAAATTTCCAAATATTCAAAGTCTTGGTCTAATAAAACTCTGATTGATTTATCGACGCCAACCTGCGTCCTTATTCTGTAAGAATTAGACATTATATAAAAAATCTTTTAGATAAATAGTTTATGCTCTATTTTCAAAAAGATAAGTTATGTTTTTTTAAAATAAATTATCAAGAAAAATTAACTGTATTCATATTTTTAACCCTTACAATAATATCTTTACCGGGGAATCTAATTTGATATATCTGACTTGGTTGTGCGAATATAGTTTCATCAATTAATTCAATCTCTTTAGTTTCGTTATCTAAATATCTTTGAGATGTTTGTGATGAGGAGTATTGTCCACCAACTTTATTAAATATTCTAATTGACGCAACACTAATAACCCCGTTTTCACTTTGTGCTAATCTTCTTATTTCGGACACATTTACATTTTCCCCCATTTGTCTATTTCCTGGGTCAAAATATTCAGAAATAACATTAATTACCGCCGAGATTACCGCTCCTTGATTTTGACTCGAATCTAATATCAAATCGATATTAACACCTAAATCAATTACATTAGCGGTTTCTATTGAAATGTAGTCATTAATCATTCTATAATTAGATAAATAATTTGCGACGTTACTTTTTAATGTGGTTGATATAATTTCAGTTAGGCTGCCCGAATCGTCATAAGATAACATCTTAACTTTAATTTTATTATTTTCTTCTAAAATTGCAACTTTTGCAGGTGCTCCAAATTGTGAAGGCATTGTCCTTATTAGTGATTCATAATCATTAATAGTTACCGCCCTATTTTGTGCGGAAAAATTAAATGAAACCATATTTCTAACTTCTTCGGTTGTTGGGTTTGACGCTCCTCCAATCGCAGCAGTAACATTATTACATCTTAACGAATTAACTACACTTGTATTAGTACTACTTAGAGGTCCGTTAACAAAAAAAGAAACAGTACCTATTTGTGTTATAACATTAACACCTAAATTACTTCCGGTTCCTCCACCAATCCTATATTGTATAAAGAGAGTACTATTAGATTTTAAAGTACTTCCTAGTGCGATATTGTTAGAATATTTATATAAATCTAATTTATAACCATTTCTCGCAAATTCTCTTAATTGTTCATCTGCGGATTGCGAACCACCCCCAAAGGTAATTTTGCAAAAACCTTCAGGTGTAAATTCAGTAATGAATTTGTCTTGCACTGTAAGATATTTCCCAACTTTAATGCCGGGTCTATCAGAAGTTTTAGTGGGGTCTTCAACAAAGACTCTATCTTCCGCCAACGCCTTAACCTCATACCATCTATTATCTAAACCCAAAAATTCTTGTGATGTTGGTACATTAGCGTATTGTGTTCCATCTTTTAATAAAACACTTGTAATTCCTAAAACGTTTCTATCGGGTAAGAATAATTCAAAAAAGGGTTTAACATCATTTGGATTTATAACCGTTTTAAAAACTTTTGTAATACCGTTAACCACAGTTTCTCTTTTAACTATGGTGTAATTTAATAACTTATTATTAGAATCAAAATTTGGTATTTTTAACCTATTTGGAAATCCTTCCGCATTAATCGGTGATGAAAAATCAATATCATAAACAGTTTCAAACACTTGTCCAGCTCCGTTAACTTGAGCACCTCTTCTTAAAATACCGCAATATCTTAAATCCTCTTTATCTCCATCAGCCGGAACCGTTATTGAAAAATCAACTAAAGCAACTGAGGGTCTTTGTCCGGGAACTTTTAATCCATAAGTTCTTGCAATATTATATATTGACGACCTTTGTTGTGCATATTGTAAAACGGTTTCTTGGATACTTCTATCAATATTAAATTGTAGGTTATCAGTTACCGCCGCGTTTAAATCAATTAACACTGAAAATATTGAAGCGTCGTTAAAATTTTCAACTAAGTCAGGATAGTAAGTTTTTGTGAAATTTAACAATTCGGTTCTTATCGATTGAAAATCTCTTGTTAGATATGATATTTTTTTATTAGCCATAATTTTATACGTTAATAATTATAAAATCAGGGGCGTTGAACGCACTATCAGTTACTATATAGTCTATTTTGATAGTTGCGGTATGTTCCTGTTGAGAGATGTTTGATACTCTAAAAACTCTTTTGTCGTCCTCAATGTAAGTACCTTTATTTTCTTCTCCGTCAGATGCCGCCTTTATATTTATACTTGTTATTGTTATTCCCGGTATGTATTCTTCAACACTTTCTCTAATTTCAGATTCAATATCTGAAAAAGTTAAACTGTCCATGGGTTCAAATATGAATTCCAAAAGTCTAGTTCCAAAATCGGGTAAATAATATCTAGTTCCTTTTCTGGTTAATAATAAATGAATTAAATTTGACCTAATTTCTTCATCAGCAGTATTTGATAAATCAAAATACGTGCCTGTATAAGAATCCCTAAAAGGAAAATTTATTCCATATGTTGGATTTTCTGCCATACATATAAATATATGTTCTGTTTATTTTCTATAAATAGATATAAATAAAAAATCCCGACATTATATCGGGATTAATATTAAGTTATGATGAACAACCAAAACATTCAAATTCACTATTCTTTGGTTTTTCCGGTAGTATTAAATCTACCTTCGGAGCTTCTGGCATTGATTTAGGTTTTTCCATTTTGGAAATATCTACCGCCAAATGTTTTGCTCCCGTGGATATTGCTTTAGTTCTAACATAATAACATAATGTCTTTAATCCTTTCTCCCATGAGTGAAAATGTGATGATGTTATCTTTGATAGAGTTGGATTACCCATATAGATATTCATTGATTGTGATTGGTCAATGAACGGAGCTCTATCGGCTGCCATATCAATTAGTTCTTTTTGTGAAATCTCCCAAATTGTTTTATATTTTGGAATTAAATTTTCAATTCGTTTAACTTTTTTATGATAATTTTTATCTTCAGTATCTAAATAATTATTAAAATTAATACCTTGAATTGAGCCTTCGTTTAGAATAATTTCGTTCTTTAGGTCTTCGCACCAAATTCCAAGTTTTTCGAAGTCATTAATCAAATACTTGTTAACAATCATAATTTCACCACCTACCACTCTTCTATTAAAGATTGCCGAATGAGCCGGTTCTGTCATTTCATAAGAACCTGTTATCTTTGCGGAAGACGCCACCGGCATCTGAGCCGTAAATAATGAGTTACATACCCCATAATTCTTAACATCTTCTTTTAATTGAGACCAATCCCACATTCCTGACAAATCAATATCTTTTAATCCCCACATATCAAATTGAAATACTCCTTTTGACATTGGAGAACCATCGAAGAACTCATATGGTTTCCTTTTTCCATTTTTACATAAATCATTACTTTCGGTAATTGCCGCAAAATAGATTGTTTCAAAAATAAATTTGTTTAGTTTTTTTGCTTCAGGTGATGTAAAACCATAATCCATTAAGTAGAAAACATCCGCAAGTCCTTGTGTTCCTATTGCAATTGCTCTTTGTTCTAATCCACCTTTTCTACCTTTTTCAGTTGAGTAGTTATTAATATCAACAACTTTGTTTAACGCTCTAACCACTTTTCTCGCCTCATCATAAAGTAATTTAAAATCGAACTTGCCGTCAATAATAAAGTTCTTTAATACCATTGAGGATAGTGTACAAATCGCGGTTGTTTTCTCGTCAGTGTATTGATAAATCTCATTACAAAGATTTGATTGTTTGATAACCCCAATATTTTGATGGTTTGTTTTTCTATTCGCACTATCTTTAGAACATAGATAAGGCACTCCTGTCTCAACCTGAGATTCAATAACTTTAGTCCAAACATCTTGAGCTTTAACTTTTTTACCAAGTCCTTTTGAAACCGCAAGAGCGTAGTTGGATTCGTATTCATCACCATAACATTCTTGTAACGGTTTAATACCCGCCTTTTTAATGTCGTTAGGGCAGAATAAATACCAATCTTCATTATTTTTAACCGCTCTCATAAAGTTATCAGGAATCCAAAGAGCCGTGAACAAATCTCTTGCTCTTAACTCTTCCGCACCTGTGTTCTTTTTAATTTCTAATAAGTCAAATATGTCTTTATGCCAAGGTTCAAGATAAATCGCTGCGCTACCAGGTCTTCTACCTTGTTGATTAAAGAATCTAAGTGATTCGTTAACTATTTTAAGGTATTTTAATAAACCACCCGCAAATCCGCCTGACGATGAAATTCTACTTTCTTTACTTCTAATATTACTCATAGATAATCCAATACCAGCAGCATCAGATGAATAGGTTGAGATGTCATTCATAGTATCAAGTAAACCCTGTCTTGAATCTGAGTTATTATAATGTAACACACAAGACGCTAATTGAGGTACTTTTGTACCCGCATTAATCATAATTGGTGTTGCCGGTGATATTAATTGATTAGATAACGATTTGTAATACTCAATAGCATCTTCAAAGTTATTTGTTATCCATAATGCAACTCTCATATACATATGTTGAGGTCTTTCAATGGTTTTACCGTTAGGTAATTTTAAAAGATACATCTCTTGTAATGACCTCCAAGCAAAGTAATCGAAATTGTAATCATTATCGTGATTAATAATCGAGTCAATTTTTTCTTTACCAAACATTTGCATTAAAATGATTAAATCATTATTAACAATACCTTCTTTGTGTAACTCTTCCATTGTTTCGTAGAAACTTGGATTTGTTTCTTTATGGTAAGACGATATTGCGACTGAAGACGCTAAACGAGAATAGTCGTGATGACTACCGGTGTAAGCCGCGGCAATCTCATATACTAACTTATCCAACTCTTTTGTTGTGATATGTCCCTCAACAGGAACTGATGTTATAACTTTTATAAAAATCTCATCAGAATTAACATTTAATCCCTTTGCGGCTCTTTTAATTCTATTATAAATCTTTTGTGGGTTAAAGGATACTTCATCTCCACTTCTTTTTTTTATTTTTAGTGACATCATATTAAAAATCTTCTGTAAAATTAATTGTTTCATTCAATTTGGCTTTTTGGTACTCAACGGTTCTTGACTCAAAGAAGTTTCCTTTGGTTTCAACTGCGATTTGTTCCATAAATTTAAAAGGTTGTTCAACATTAAATTGTTTTTTACAACCCATTTTAACAAGTAGACCATCTACCACAAATTCTAAATATTGTTTCATTAGATTTGAATTCATCCCTATTAAAGACACCGGTAAAGATTCTGTAATAAATTCTTTTTCAATCTCTAATGCCGATAATAGAATTTCTCTGATTCGTTTCTCACTTGGTTTATCTTCAACGTGATTATTCAACAAATGAATTGCGAAATCGCAATGTAAGTTTTCATCTTTAAATATTAATGCGTTTGCATTACACAAACCCTGCATTATCCCTCTTGATTTTAACCAAAATACAGAACAGAAAGAACCTGAAAAAAATATTCCTTCTACCGCGGCAAATGCCACCAATCTTTCTTGGAAAGATGCGTTTTTAATCCACTCAAGAGCCCACGTAGCTTTTTTCTGAACCGCAGGTAACTTGTCGATTGCGTTAAAGCAATCATCTTTTTCTTTAGGGTTAGAGACATATGTGTCAATTAATAAAGAATACATTAATGAGTGTATGTTCTCCATCATCAACTGAAATCCGTAAAAGAATTTAGCCTCAGGATATTGAACTTCTCTGTAGAAATTTTCTGCCAGATTTTCATTTACAATACCGTCTGACGCGGCGAAAAATGATAAAATATTTTTGATGAAATATCTTTCATTATCTGATAGTGTTTCCCAATCTCTAATGTCCCCAGTTAAGTCAATTTCTTCTGCCGTCCAAAAAGCTGCTTGATGTTGTTTATAGTACTCCCAAATATCATTATATTCGATAGGGAATATAACAAATCTGTTTGGATTTTCTTTTAAAATTTTTTCCATAATTAATTATTTTGTTGTCTTTGTTTTCTCTTTTCAAGTAAATCTTTTACTCGTTGTCTATTTTGTTCTTCTTTTTGTTCTTCTAATCCTAAGAATGTAACCGAACTTTCAGTATCTATTTCTAACATTCCGTTATCGAATTTACAATTCTCAAAAACCACACCGTCATCACCGATACGTGATTTTGTAATCGCAATTGTTGCCAATTTCATCTCTTTTTGTTGTAATGTTTTAGCCACCGATATGATAACGTGACCAACTTGAGCCTTTTTAATTGACCCGCCCATTTGGTCTGTGGTTACAACTTCAGATGAAATTGAACTTCTATTACCTTGTGTTGCCGTCCATCCAACTATTGATAATTCGTGACACATCGCCTCAAACGCTCTCATTACAGAACCCTCTGATTTCCATTCGTCTCCCAAGTTTTTATCTGGAACAACACAATCAATATAATCCAAAAGAATCATATCAACTTTAATACCATCCGCAATCATTTTTCTAACTTGATTTTTAATCTGTAACATAGTCATTGTATCAGATGGTAATTTTTTTAAGATTAACTTGTTTGGCATTGAATCTCTAACCTCTTGAACTTTAGTCATTACTTCATCTTTCTTAATTGATAATTCATCAGGATGAACTTTAGTCCACAAAGTTATATGTTTTCTTTGAATAATCTTAGGATTATCTTCAAAAAATATTTGAAGTACGTTATATCCAAGATTGTAAGCGTGGTTTGAGATTTTGGTTAGGAATGTTGATTTACCAACACCCGTTGGTGCCAAGATAACTCCAATCTCACCTTTCGCCAATCCTCCCTTTAATAATCTGTCAATACCCGGGATTCCCATAGGTATTGGATGTCTATAATCTTCATTTAAAACGTCATCTAGGTTAAAGAAAACATCAGACATACCGTCTTCTCTCTCTCCAACTTGTAAAGCCTCTCTAACCAAGGTCTCTAATTGTTCATAGTTCTCAAATTCACCACCATCAATTACTTTTTGAGCCTTATTTAAGGCCTTTTGTAACTCTTGTTGTTTACAGAATTTCATCGCCTTATCCTGAACAAATGCACTACCCTCAAAAGGAGCGTCTTTAATTTTAACCAAGGTATCAAGAACTATTTTAGAAGCCAATTCTTGTTGTAACTCTGATTTTGTAATCTGTTCTAAGGTATCAAAATTAGGGGTGTGTTCGTATTTTACATAATATTCCTTAATCATTTGGAATATTAATTTGAAATACTTGTTCTCAAAATATTGAGAGTCCATAACGTCAATAATCGACCTTGAGAAATCTTTATCTACGATAATTTGGTTTAGAAGTTGAAGTTGAAAAGTGCTACCGAGATATTCGAAATTTTTGTTTGACGCCATAATTTATATTGTTGTATTGATAAATATTCTTAAATTGTATTAACTTCAAGGTATTTGTAAGTTAAATTTTCAGATGAAAAAATGTCAGTTAACACCGAAAGAATACTTTTTATATGCGGGCGTATGTCCACGGTGTATCTTATTTTAGGTGGGTATATTTTTGCGTTGAACTGTCTATGACAAATTGTCTTGTCTCCTTCTTTAAGGAAGATGTTAAAGTACTCAGGTCCGTCAGTGTAAGACGTGTTTAAAACTTCGGGATTGTTTTCAATCTCATACCTGTTGTCTAACATATAGACCGCGGTTTTCATTTTTAACTCATAGGATAGTTGGTCCTTTAAGTCTTTTAAGTACTCGTAAAGTTCTGATGAACTTTTTGCGTTAGAGTTATAATCTCTAACATTGAAGAATCTTTGTACTATGATGTTGTTATTAACCATCATTACAAATTCTAACTTTGTTGTGTCTTGTTGCTCTTTCATATTATTTGTTTGTTTGGTATTTTTTCTTTTCTTTTCTTGTTAACTTTAAAAAGGGTTTTACAAAATTAACCCACGCATCGTCCCCTTTAGGTAGGAACTTAAAAAAACCGTCTTCCATCATAAGTTTAATTAAGTTTCGATAACCTCTACCTTCAGGGTCTAATGTCTCATTACAATAAAGTTCAACGATTTCTTTTCCTTCTTCTGTGATAATTGGGTTTGATAAGTCAACAATCTTTTGATTGATTTCGAAGAATTCCTCTCCATATATTCCCGTTTTTGTTTTTCCTGTTAGTAAATTCTTTAATACCTTGTTCTCTTTGTCCTCTTTTAAGAGTTCTTCAGCTCTATTTAAAATATCGGTAAAAGAAATTGGTTTTTCAAGTATCTCAGGAAATAATTTTACTAAAGTTTTTTCCCCCAAATAGTAGATTCCGTCAATATTGTCTGATTTATCACCGGATAATATCTTAAAAGTCTTAACATTATAGTGTGGGAACTCGTAATCATAAATTTTAATTTTATCCCCAAACTTATAGTATTTCCTTGTTGATGGTGAATATATTGTTACGTTTTCAGAAATTAATTGGGTTAAATCTTTATCGGATGAAAAAATTGTTTTTTGTTCATTTGTGGAAATTTGACAATAATAAGCCATTAAATCATCGGCCTCATTTTTTTCAACATTTATTTGTCTAACAAATGTTTCTTCTAAATATTGTTTGATTCTTTCTTTTTGATAATTTGAAGATTCTTCCTTAAATGGATTATCTGAATCTCGTCTGTTTTCTTTATACTGGGGATATAAGGTTTTTCTTGCGATTGAGTTTTCATTTCCGTCCCAAAACACAACCACCTTATCGAAATTACTTTCCTCAATAAACTTTCTTAGAGTGTTCACGAAGTGCCAGATTGCTCCAATATGTCTACCGTTATGGTAATAATCCTTTACTCCGTGAAATCCAATTTTAAATAGGTTGTTTCCATCAACCAATAATGTTTTTATCACTTTTTATTTTTTAGTCTTCCAAACTATCCACCATTTCCTCATCCAATAAAATCTCACCAGTGCCTGAAAGAACCGCGTTCCAATAACTTGAGTATTGTTTTTTATATTCTTCCAAAGCCTCTTTTGTGTCAGCAATATATCCTTGTGGGACTGCAATAATTTTACCATCATTATACCCTAAACCATTTACGTGATTTTTGATAATTGATATTTTGGTTCTAATTGCGTATCTAACAGTTCTACCGTTTTTAGTTGCGGTAATGTGGTTAATACCCGCTTTCTTCTGATTTCCAAATAGGAATACTAATGAGGACGCTAACCATAATGCTTCTCCACCTTTTGCCTTAATTTCAGGTTGTCCAAATGGATTATCAGGTAAATCAACCCAAGGTTGATTAACTACTACCATAGTGTTATAATATGGATAATCTTCTTTTTTTGATTTCGAAATTCTTGAATGAACTCCCATACCAATTCTATCGGCTAAAGCAGATGCGTTGTGCATTTTCCCACCCTTACCTTCAAATGTCATTTTGCAAGGAATTGAGCCAACTGAGTCCCATAAGAATAATAAACTATATGGTAAGTCTCCTTTTTCTTGAGTATCCAATACTTCGTTAATGAAATCGGTTGCCTGTTCAATATAATCAAAACTATCGTTAAAAATAAAATCCCCATCCCACTCTCCTTGTTCATTTTGTTCTGCCTTTAAACCAAGTTCAACCGCGTGAGACCAACTCCATTTTTTTTCCGTAATTATGAATACAGGTAGATGTCCTTTCTTTTGAGCGTCGACACCTGCCAAAATCATCGCGGTTGTCTTGCTACTATTAGAGTGACCTAAGAACATATTAATACCTCCCATAATAGGGCCTGGTAACCCGCAAGCCCCCATAAAAGCGTCTCCACAACTATAATAACTTTCAGGTTTATATTTAGTTTTAGTAGAGAATTTAGATTTTATGGAATCTAATGTAATTTCTTTCTTTTTAATTGCCATAGTATTTATAAAAAGTTTTAATTGTTTCTAATTTATCATTAGCATTTGCAATTTTTTCTACTAATTTATCCATCTCTTCTATATGTTGTGGATGTTCTCCAATACCAACAGGTGATTGAAAATAAACTAATAGTGATGCTTCAGCTTCTAATGCTTGTGAATTGTATTTGGCACATAAAGCCTCGTACATTTTTTCTGTGATTCTTTTTTCGTTCATAAGTTAAATGTAATAAAGCGTGGACGAATAGTCCACGCCAAGATTAATAAATATTAGAATGGCATATCTCCATCCGGTTCCGCATCTTCTTGTGGGTCTTTTGTAGATTTTTTACTACCCATATCGATAGTTTCTTCGTGAGAATTACTATACATATACTTACCCGCATCTGAATCCCAACGTGGAGTTTCTCCTCTTGCAATTGCTTCAAGATATTCTTCAGGTTTTTTAGAGTAAACATCTTCCCAAGTTAACTCATCATTAACCCAAGAATCCATTGTTTCTTTCTTTTCGTGGATTGATGCCGGGTCGTCATACATAATTGTTTGAATAACCGTATATACAGCGCCTGTTGGTGTTTTCGCTTTGGTTAATTCAAGAATAATATCTCTTCCTTTTTCAGGGTCTGTGATATCTCCTTTGTTTTTCCAAATCGGAATAATTTTATCTAAGATTCCTTCGTTTTTGTAGTTGTGTTTGAATCTCCAGAACTTTACTCCGTCAGCTTCGTTATCTCTATCAACAACTTTAACGATATAAAACTTACGTGGTTTGTATTGTGTTGCCAATTTCTTATCCGATTCTTTTCCAGTTGCCATTAACTCTTCATAAACTTCACTTAAAGGTGAACGTTCATTGTCGTTTTTACCTGGGTCATAGAATTTTTGCCATTTACCGTCTACCTGAACTTCATGAAACCATACTTCTTTGAATGGTGAAGAACCGTCTTTTGTCGGTAGAATTCTTAGTCGTTTTTGTCCTTGTTTTTCATTGTCTTTAAGGATTGCTGCGAAGTATTTTTTCATCCTGTCTTCTTGAGACATTTTAGAGGTGGATGAAGACCCCTGTTTTGAATTTTCGTACTGTGCTAGTACCGCGTCTAAACTGTTTGTCGCCATAATTGTATAAAATTTAATTGTTTATGATAAAATATAAGTGTCAGCCCTTGTAATGTCAAATAATTGGAGGAATTTCTTCCTCCCGTTATATATTATTTAGTATTTAAATTGGTTGAAAGCGTTGGTATCACCGTCTCTTCCTTCTTCAAAATTTCTAAAACTTTTTTTAACTTCTGATGGTGAAAAATCTTCAACCTCATCCTTTGTTAAAATGTATTCTTCTCTACCTTGTTTTTCAAAATCGTCTTGTTTGTCTTCAAAATATTGTGATAATTTTTGATTGAAAGGTCCTGAATCTAAACTTCTTAATTCCATTTTTTCTTCAGGAGATTTAACTCTATATTTCTCAACTTTAGCCTCTAAGTCATTTAACTTATTAACAATTGTATCCATACTGGATAATTTTTGTTCTAAATCTTGTAATGATTTAAATAGGTTGTTAAAATATTCTTCTTGTTTATCCTCAACCTTTTTTTGGGAGGTTACTAAATCAGTAATATCTAATTCTTTTTTATTTTCTTCTTTTTCATCCCCAATTTTTTCAACATCAGGGTCTGTTGTTGTATCAACAGGTGATGGTGGTGGTGTTCCTGCCGCCGCTGGGTCTGCCGGTGGAACTGCCGCTGGGTCTGCCGGTGGAACTGCCGCTGGGTCTGCTGGTGGAATTCCCGCTGCCGCTGGGTCTGCCGGTGGTGGAGGTAATTCTTGTTCAGATATATAACGATTAATGTTATTATATCTTCTAACTTCCTCTAATATTTTTTGTTCTATTTTCATTTTATCCGTTTAATAATTGTTTAACTCCAGTTGTTGTTTCAACTTGAATTTTTTTATTAGTTTTCATGGTGTTATCAACTCTTTCAATAAGACCATCTTTCATTCTTACCATATAACATTCTCCGGTGTCTAAATCACAAACTTGTTTTGACCCATTACCTAAATCCTTTTCAGATGTTCTTGTATTCTTACCAAGATAACTATCTAATATTAGTTTTGTACTCATATCTTTTTTTATTATAAATATCTTTTATTTGTAAAAAATATTTTTAAACTATTGTTTGTTCAAAAATATTTATAGCGTTTTTGGTTCTACCTTCAAAATTACTTTTAGATTCGCTTGATAAACCGTCATAAATATTGTTGTCTTTTGTTGTGGGTGATGAGTTTAAAAATACAAACTTAGAAATACTTTTTTCATTAAGTTGGACTAAACTCATTTTATTTTTCCACCTAGAAACAAAAAAATCAACTAACTTTTCCGGACTTTCAAAAATTGCCGTTGGTTTTTTTAATTTATTAGAACAATAGTAATTATCTTTAACAAAAAATTGTTCCCCATTTGACCAATATTCATCTAAAGTAACGTACGCATAATTGTTACCATAAGCATTCAATGTATTATTTCTAAAACTAGATAAGTAAAATTTGGCAAATATTGTATATCCCAATTTACTATCAAATCCAATTGTTTTTTGGTTAATTATTCTTTTCATATCTGAAAATGATATACTAACAAATCCAGTGTCTTGATTAATATACTTACTATATTTAGGGTCTAAATTTTCAATACAAGCATTAATATTTGCGGAAACCGATGTTGTTGAAGTACCATCTAAAGTTTTACTAATATCGGTTTGTTGTTGTGAATTTGTTGTGTTTCCAGTGGTACTACTATCTTTCTCTTTGTTTTTCTTTTCCGCCTTAGCAATTACAGAACTAATAATGTTAGCCTTTAGCGATTGTAAATAATCGTCAACAAATGAGAGTTGTGCAATACTTTGTCTACTTCCTTTAATATAAGTCATGAAAGAACCTTGTGATATTGTATGATTAACTTCCAATATCATATATGGCCCACTAAACATAGGTACGTGTCTTAAATTAAAATACATCGTTGGTTGTATTAACGCATTTCCCATCATAGTTAATGAACAGGTATAACTTCTGTTTTTATACAGATTATATAATGATATACTTTGAGTTGAGCCTCCTCGGCTATTATTAACGTTCCCCATTTGAGTAATAATCTCAATCGATTCTGTGGTTGCTTTACCAACGGTTTGAGCAACATCAAATCCAACAAAAATTTGTTGATTTTGTGGTCCGATATCAACGTTAAACCCAACAACTTTATTAGAAAGAGCCCAATCTTTCTTGTCAACTAAATCATCAGATAAAACATCCCCCGCTCTTCTTAAATCAAACGCGTCTGTTCTATATCTAAAATCAACATTGTCTTTCAAGTCTAAATTTTCACCTGGTTTACCCGCATAAAAACAAACCATCTTTGCGGAAGATTCTCGATAATCAACATTCATATGGGTACCAAATAAAGTATTTGCAAACTCTAAAGTTCCTTCGCTTCTTGGTATTGGATTTTTTACCGCGTCTTGTACGTTATAAAAATTAACATACGATGGTAAATTCATAACTAAAAAGTGATTGTCGATTAAGATAGATTGGACATATGTTAACACACTGGTTGTGGTATTTGGTTTGGATAACATGGTTTGTAACTTTGATATGTCGACCAATACTTTTTCACCTATATTTCTACTTGCCCTATCCATTAATAAAACATCTTCAAATAATGTTTTATTTTCAAAATCATTTCCCGCAATCCACTTATCATTTAACGCCTTAAATGATTGATATATTTCCGATTTTGTTTGTTGTCCACCTGAAATAACACTTACCTGTCTTCTGTCTGAAGTTATTGTTGTTTTTGGTAGTTTAGTTTGTAATTTGATAAACAAACTATTTAATATTTTATTTGAAAAGGAATCTAAACTATCAAAGTACTGTCTTAACAATTCATCAAAAATTATTTTTTTATTTTTTAATTTATGTGTCGCGTATAGTTTTATTATGGGTGCAAAATTTTTAATGTTATTAACAGTAAACGCAATATTAAGGTCAATAAAAAAGTCGGTAATATAAGAACCATTTGTTTTATATTTTAATTCATCGATTTCTGAAAACCCAATATGAACTTGCAACGCCTTCCATTCATCAGGGTAATTATTCACGGATTGCGCCAATGTTGTAACTCCTGTTTGACTTGGTAATGCGTTAGGTGTTAATACGGTGTACGCCTCCCAAGTATATGGGTCGACAATATTTTGATTAGCAAATGTTTTAAATAATCGAGTGTCAAAAGATGATGGGTTACCATATTTAAAAACGACATCATAATTTAAGAACCCAGATATTTTTTGCATCACATTGTCCAATTGTACACTTTGTATTTTTTTAACAAAATCATCCCCATTCAAATAAGTTTGTTTGGTGACTTTCATCATTTCCCTCATTAGACCTTGGAAATTTTTAAATGTATTTTCAGATGGAGAGTCTTGTATGTTTCCGTCATACTTATCGTTTTGTGAAATTGGGTCTTTAAAATCGTAAATCGATTTTGAAAAATCTAAAAAGATACTTTCAAATTTATCTAAAACTCCTTTTTCAAAAACCGAAAACATTTCTGATATTGGAGTGTATTCTCCGTAGTATCTGATTGAAAAATTTTCTTGATTTTTTTCCCTACTAAAAACTTTTTTCATATACTCAAAAGGGGCTGGTTTGTATAATAATTCATCATCAAAAAATCCGTAATTTGGTGCTGCCCAAAACAATCTAACAGACCCATTGTACATAGCGGTATTACCAATAACTTCATTTTTTAATTTATTAGGGATACTATTAATATCAAAACACTCATTTAATGTTTGATTTATTAAAGAGCCGTGTGATGGTAAAACAAATAAATTGGTATTATCTTTATAATCATTTATGGCTAATGACCAAGGAACGATTCTCATTTGTCTTTGATTATTTATTGGGTCAAATCCTTTTGGGGAATCGATAATGGAACTTTGTGAGTAGTTTAACGTTATACCCGAACTAAACCCTAATTCTATATCAGCACTAGTATAATTTCCATAAACTTGAAATCCTTGTAAGAACACATTAAAATCGTCAATCAATTTTGGATAAAACCCAAGATTAATTGTGTTATATTCTTCAGGTCCGTTATAAGTTGTTTTTTGTAATGTGAATTCAGTTAAAGCGCTTTTGTTTATAAACGTATAGGTTTTTGACGGATTATTAGTTATCGGGTCATAATTATTTACGTAACTAAATCCTGTCCAAGAAGTGTTTAATATATCATTTCCTGTTTCAACATATTTTTTATATCTATGCCATATAGAACCAAATTTTAAAATCCATGCGTATGGGACTTTATGTACCGCACCAAATTTTTTGATTGTTGCGAAAATATAGTCTAAATCGGTTACACTACCGTTTTCATAAGTTTTATATTTTTCTCTTAATGTTGATAACGGTAAACTATTAATAAAATAATAAGCCGAGCTAACAAAAGGATATGGTGAATAATTTCTGAAATTAGAAATACCTTCCTGTATTGAATTAATAAAATACGGTGTGTTAAAAATTGATGTTGTTTGTATGTAATTAAGTTGATTTACATACCCACTATAAATAACATTCCCTTCGGAAGGTAATTGTTTGTCATTAGTCCTATTCTTATAAAAATCTTTTAGATTAAATGTTGCTAATTGATTTCCGTTTGATTTTGGGAAGTCGTAATTTATATAATTAAAATTACTTATTGGTCTTCTATTATACGAATCTGCGTTATCCACAAAATTACAAATTATCTTTCTGTTTTGATTGAAACTAAGGACTTTATTTGTATTAAAAGCCAAAATAGAATTAGGCGCGGTTGATGAATCCGATAAATTTTCAATTATCCATTTTTGATTTGTAAAAGGATATATGTCGGTAAAATCAATAAAATTAGATGTAACCGAATTACCAATATAATTAGATAAATCACTTTCCTTTAATAATGAAACCATAGGACTTGTTTTAGAATTTTCTAAGATATTTTTACTATAAATTAAAAAACCATTATCAACGCTTTTATTTTTAATATAGGTTGTGTTATATACACCTCTTATATGATTCTGCCAACTTTGACCGACCCCTTCGTTTGAAAAATGTCGTATCGCTTCTAAAAAATTATTAGCATTAAATCCGTATTCTGTTAACTTTTTAATAATATATGGGTCTGAACTTGACAAACTATTTAACATATTTTCAGTTTCAGACTCCGAAATTAAATCTATGATTTTATCAGTATCAGGAAGTGAATTAACGACTCTTGATAATTTTGAAACGGTGGTTATGAACTGAATTCGTTCATATATCTCAAAAAAATATTTAACCTCTTCTTTATTTGAATAAATGTTATTTTCTATTGGGAATTCTATTACATTTAAGGATATTCTTTTAATATCTAATCCTTCATTACTAACCAAATCACCGCCTGAAGGTAGGTTGTCTTTTTCAACTAACGCGCTTATAAACTCTTCAACAAATTCAACTTCTGGCCAAGCATCCGGGTCATTAGATTTTATTTGACTTTGGAAGGTAATATCTCCAGGATATCTTATTTCATATTTTTCTTTACCTTTTTCATTAGCCGTTGCAACAATAAATTGAGGCCAAGGATATATAGGTTGGTCACCATCAACTCCCGGAGTTAAATTATCGGGTGACGCAATTGCGGTTTCAGAATTAAAAATCGCATCTCTTCTATATTTTCTAATAGTTTTGTTTTCGTTTAATAACCAAGCGTTTTTTGATGTCTCATCCAATAATCTAATAAACGCTTCTGCAGATGCGAAGAAAACGGATAATATATTTCTTATATTTGGTACAAAACCAATACCCGAGTCCTTACTTTGTAATAAATCATATAAAGCGTTTGTTAAATCATCCTCAATTTTTTTTCTATGGTCTTTTAATTGTTTAGATAACGCACTTAATTTTTCGACAAAAGTTGTATTAGGTTTTAATACCGAATTATTAAAATCAACCACTTTAGGACCTATTGTTAAACCAACATTTTCATTGTCGAACTTAAACCAATATTGTACTTTCACTAGTTCCCCATCAACTTTTTTAGTTTCACCTATATTAAATTTATTCTCTAATTTTTGGTCTGATTTAAATTTCATAAAATCAGGGTCATTATCATCTGGAATTGTTTTTAATTTTTTTCTAGATATGTAAGTTTCTTTTATATCAATATCAGTATCAAAATCTGTTACTTGAACTTGGAATGTTGATAACCGAATATTACAATCTATTGTTGATGAGAATGTTTTATTACCTATTTTATAACTTCCATTACTTCCAACAGTTTCGTTTAAATTTAGTTTATTATTAAATTTTGTTATTAAATCATTAAGTTCGTTTATTGCGGTTGTTGAATTTGGTATTGTATTTTTTAACGGATAAATTTTTATTTTTTGATTCAATCCTGTGTTATAGATAAAATAATTTTCGGTATCGATATTTCTTTTAAACCAAGAATCGTTAACCGCGGTATAAACTTCTTTTTTATAATCTGAGATTGTATCTTGATATTCTTTCATTTTGGTCAGTGGGTATGTATTTTCTTGACTAAGTGATTCAAATATAGATTTAATAAAATTATCTATTCTATTTTTTAATTGTATTATGGTTAATTCTGGAAAATCGTCAGGTATTAACCCTTTTGTTTTATATTCACTATAAACCTCTTTAATTTTTTGATAACCTTTCGCAACAACACTATCTTTTACTGGTGTGTATTGGGACGGAGTTCCTTGTTTAGTTTCAACAGATAAACTACTTTTAAACATATGGGGAACGGCCAATAAAGCCCCCATACTAACTTCGCTAAGTAATGTGAACTTATAAGAGTAAAATGTTAATGTAATTTCAAAATTTGTTGTTGAGTAATTATATGAGGATGTAAAATTCTGTAACATTAAGGTTAATCTAACCGCCTTACCATAATAACCTTTTAAGGTAAGATAAAACATAGGATATGGTAGATTAAAAAACGCCGCATATGGTGAATTGTCCGCACCTTCAAATAACGCTCTTCCTTTAACATCTATTAATTTTATAACCACAGTAGGCATAAAAGATGTATTTTGTCTAACATTAATTGATTGGATTCCTAAAAGTCCGTTATCAACCACCCCAGGTTTGCCGTTTGTATATGTTTGTTGCGTAACAAATTTGTCGTTTTTGTTAAATGGATTTATAACAGTATTTAGTTTTACTTGATTAACTCCTTTTCCTTCTAACGAACCTTTTCCTGTTACCTCATCTGTCCATTGATTATCTAAAAATTGTTTATTACCTGGTTTTAAAAAATTTATACTAGCGATAGATACCGTCTTTATTGAGTCATTATTTGCAACCCCTAAAGCCAATTTAGTTCTAGGTAATAATGAACATTCAAGATTGGCGTACATTACCATATCTTCTTGTTTAACCACCCTCTCTTTCGCCTTCCCGTTATCATCAATGACTTTGTTTGGGTCGACAATACTAATGTTGTTATAGTCAAACTCAACTAGAATGTTTTCGTTGTTACCTACCATAATAGAAAAAATGATTATTTAATTCGTTGTTATAATCTTGTAAAGAAGCTACTAAAGGAAATGGAATTGTCAATATTGAACCGTCAGGTATATTCCATTCTTGTCCACCGTATTTGGGATTTGCCATTAATATTAACCATCCAAATGTCCCAGAACCATAATATTGTTGGGATATTTTATCCATTCTACTTTGCCCCACTTTATAAACAAACCTTTTGTCTGTTGTTTTTGAGGGTAAGTTAATATACGGGACAACTGTTTGGTTTCCGTTTATTACGAATTGTGAATATCTATTATATGATTGTCTTGTTGCCATTAGTCAAATTTTATCTTGCCATCAAAGGTTTTATTGTCAGTATTTGGATTTACCGTTGAATATAAATCTTTAAAGATTTTAAAGTTAGGTTCGGTTTGAGAACCTTTCACACTTTGATATTTCAACTTTCTAAATTTTTCTTTTCGTTTTTTAAACATCTTATCTTCAATATCCTTAGTGAATTTTCTATATTTTGAACTATCTTTAAATTTACTAAATTTAGATTCTTCTTTATCTAATTCTTTATTATATTCTGAAATTAACTTATCGGTTATTTTACTAAATTCTAATTGTAAGTCAACCGGTGTTTTAATTTCAATTAATTGCCCTGATATTATTTTTGATTTAAAAAATGTTAGATTGTTAGAGTTACTTAGTTTTCTAGAAACAATCATAAAGAAAACTTTTTCGGGCGTTGTTCCTGCATATCCACCAACAAAATTAGTTTTAACAGGTTTAAAATTTCCCGGTACATTATAAAAGTTAGTTAATATATCCTCAGTTTTTATTAATTCGTTAAACTCTATCATTGTTTTTTCAAACTCGTAAGCATCATCGATTAATGTTTTGTAATTATCATTCCCATCAACAGGTTCTTCTGATAAAGTATAAATTTGAGGGTTACCGCTATCAAGTATTTTACCATCAAACTTGGTATTAATGATTCCAACCTTTCTAATTACTTGTACAAACTCTTGTTCTTGATTAACAATTTCTTGTAGTGTTGTAAAAATATCATTACTAATTTCAGATTCTATAGATTTTACATAGTTTGTTAAATTTCTCTTAATATCTCTAAGATAGATTTGAACTCCTGATAGTTTTTTAAACTCAAAAATCAAAGGGTTTGTTTCATTATCTATTTGAGTATAAGCAGTCTTAAATAATTCATCGATTCTTTTTTGCACTTCTTCAGCTTTACCCCAAATTTCAACCCCCAATTTAACATTATTGTTAATTAGCAAATGACCTTTATCGTATAATCTTTTCTGATTAACTAATTGTAACATACCATAATTTGTTGTTAAGACTATCTTTTCCATTTGATTGATTAGATTAGTATAATAATTACTTGTTGTATCAACCAATTTGTCCATAATTGTTTTATACGAAATTAAACCTTCAGTTCCGTCAGCGGTATTAACTGTTGTTAATATTTGACCAATAGTGTCTCCACCATTATTCTCAGGTTTATTATCTATATTTTGTTCGGTCGCCGGAGTTTCCTTATTTTCAATCGCATCTAACACTTCTTTATCTAAGGTGGATGTATCTTCCGTTGCCACCGCTCTTTCATCATAAATTTCGGTATTGGCATAATAATTAAAAGATAACGCATTTTGAAGTTGTTCGACAGGTTTTGCCAATCCATGTCCTCCAATCATTTTGAATCCCATATTTACGGTCACAATCATTGGTTGTACCCCAATACCTTCAGGATTCATATCAAAAACTAACGGTTCGTAGCTGAAAGATAATGTTTCTGGAATAATTTTTGTGTGATAAAAATCACCAATTCTTAAAATTAATACGGGTGGTGCCCCAAAAGACGTATTTAAAGCGTCATTATATTTTGGATTACCATTGCTATCAATAACCGGGATAGTTTCACCAGGTCTAACACACTGATTTAAGAAATTTAATCTCGCATTTAATCCTTCCGGTGTCATTGAGTGAAAAGCCGGATTAAAATATTTTATTTTTTCTTTAATCGAGTCGTAAATAAATGGTGTGTTTTTTTCCAACATTGTAAAATAATCACACTCAGTTAAAAGATTTCTTAAAACTATTTTAGAAATACCTTCTTTTTTTGTTGTTTGAAAACTTTTTTGTGGTTCAGGTTTTTTTGGTACTATAGTTTGTTTAGTAACAGTTTTTCTGTCAGGAACTTCAGGGTTTTGAGTATTAGTCTGAGGTTTAACATCTTTTTTAGGGTTTGGTGTAAATTCTATCCCAACAATAGATACTCTTCTACACGCCATAGAGTCTGTTGAGTACACATTTCCTCTAGTTTCGCCGTTATTTCCAGCTACAACTTTTTGACTACAAGTTACGGTGTCTCCTTTAGTATTACCTTTTGTTACTGGTGTTGCGTTTTGTCTATTTCCTTGAGAATCTTCTTTAATTATAACTTTCTTATTGTCAAAATAAGTTTTTAAACTAATATTCCCATTAAAAGTTTTATTGGAATAAAAATTTCTAACCGACTCAATTCTTCTTGTTGACAAATCATCATTATAACTTTCCTTTCCAGCAGCAGACGCAGAACCCGCCATACTAATAACTACAGTGCCTAAGTCGTCTTTTAATATATTATATAAATCGTTAACAAAATCAGTAGTTAAATACGAATAATTACCCTCAACGTAGGTTGAAAAAAATTGTCCAACATTTTTATTTCTTTTACAATAATTTTCTTTATTACCCTTACAATTAGGTAAATTACTATCAAAAATTTCATTAGCAATTCTTTCATATTTGGGTTTTTGACTAACGTATTTATTGTATGTCGTTTCGTAAGATTCAGGATTTGATGATGTAGGGACATCATTTTCAAAATAAAACGAATAATCTTTATAATTAGTTTTAAAATCGGCAACTTGTTTGTCTTGATTTACTTTTTGGGTATCGACATTTGCCTGCCCATCTTTAGTATTACCTCCCGTATTATCAATTTCTATATTTTTAGTTACCAACAAAAGTTCTTCAGGGGTTAATTTTGGATTGTTTAATATTTCTTGTATTTGATATAGAGTACTTGGTTTAAGTCTATTGAACTGTTTACCCAATTTGTAAATATCGAATTTTGTGCATCCCGCAAAGAAAGAATCTAAAATTGAATTTATTTTTGCCTTATCTTTAACATCCTTTAGTTGTTGTTCAACAATTACATTTAATACTGATGGGTGGTCAACAATAATTTTCCAAGACAATGTTCCACTTCTTGTAGTACTTTTATATGTATATATAGGTTCAGGTCTTCCCATAAAGTCGGTGGGTGTCCAAGACGCCGAACTAGAGTCTCCAAATTTAATTTCATAAGGAGGAAACCACATTACTCTACCTCCGTTTGGGCCTTTTTCGCAATCAGGTAATTCATCATATGTAAATCCAGGTCTACTTGATGTTCTCCACGCCAAGTTTTCGATTGAAAACATATATTTTTTTGCAACTGTAACATTTTTACTGTTTGGTTTTATATTTGTTGAGTTAGGACCTTTTAATGGTGCAATATTCAAATTAAAAGTGTTATCTAAAACTGAATTTGTAAATCTTCTTCCCTCTGTTGTTATACCATCAACTTTTTGTAAATCATTAAATGTATAATAAGGAGTGTCTTTAGCAAAAACCCTACAATATTCTATACCTTGTTCAACACCTGTAGTAAAATCTTTATAAGACACTACTCTTGAACCTTTAGTTATTTCTTTGTATCCATCATTAAACACTTTGCTAACCTGATTAATTGCGTTACCAACGTGTTTTAATCTATTTATTCCTGTAACATTATCAGCAGAATCGATTAGTCTTTGTGTTTGGTCTAATATTGACGAATCTTTAAAGTCGACAAGTATTGATTCACTTTTTTCGTAAGTACTTGATATTAAATTATAATCAGAATCTATACTACCAATATTACCTCCTGGGGTTGCTTTATATCCGGCGGCTCCCGCTCTCTTAGGAGAAACCCAAACAAAATTACCTTCTATTCCTCCACCATCATTTAATGTTTTTCCCGCCAATCCAAACTTTAAAACATCCAAATTACCTTCGTAAAGATTTGCTAATTCACTTGGCCCATAAACAGGCGCTAAAACTTGTTTACCTTGTGAGTTTACGGGTATTTGATTTGGTGGTGACGTTATATAAAAAGGGTCGTTATTTTTACTCCCAACATAATATTCGCCGGCAACAGTTCCGTTGTTCGGATTGATTAATGATTCGGCTAAACTAACCAATCTTTCGGACGATAATATCCCTCCATAATTTTTATCATACGCCGGTTGATACCTATTTAAATTTAGATTAACAAACAACGCCGACCTTTGTCCGTTACCTGTGTTTGCTAAAAAAATTTGTGACGGATTTCTAATAGTATTAAGAATTGGGCCTAAAAATCCTCCCGTTAAACGATTAATAACGTTTAATGCGTTACTTTTTTGTTGTGTTGGTATTGAATTATTTTCATTCTCAATAAAATAGTCACCGGGTATTGGTGAAGCCGTGGTATAAACTCCGGCAAGTCTTGACAAGAATTCTTGGGTAGTTAATAATGGATTTTCGGGTAATGTGATTCTCCAATTTTTTTGATTGGCCAATTGTTGTCCCGCAGCAATTTGTGTTAAACTAAAACTATCCGATAAAGAATCAAAATTAGTCGCGTTTTGTAACATTTTTGCCTGTGCGGATAATCTTTCCTCTAAAGCCTTCTTTAAGTTTTGAGCTCCTAATTTTGCTAAATACGAGTCTTGACTTAAACTACCGTTAGAACCGGTCGGATTTTGAGACATTAAAATCTCATAGGGTCTGTACGATGACGGATTAAAAGATGATGGTGCCCAGTATGGTAAATAAATTTTATCGTTATTCTGTAAATTATCAATTGTTACCATGTCCAAATACCCTCCTTCGGGAAGATATTTGTTCTCTACTTGAATAACATCAATAGAATATTCATTAATAACGTCTAATTTCGTTTCTGATGGGTCATATTCTCCTTGATTTGGAATTACGGGATATGGTGCTCCGTTATATGTTGTATTAGTATAATTACCACCTTGTGTTCCGTATCTATTTAACACATATAAATCGGTTAAATATGGTGGATTTTTAATTAATCTATCGGGAGAATCTATAACATTATAGTCGCTTAGTTGCGTTTCATAGGAAGTATTTGAAGTATTTGGACTAAACACCCCATCAACTTTATATGGTTTAAGATTTTTAGTAATTAATCTATTCCTAAAATAGTCCGTTGATATATATGAAAGTGTACTATCAGACATAATTTATTAGTTTATTATAAATAGATTTGTTAACTATTTTTTTTAGTTTTTTTTTAACTATATCCAAAACGAGAGTTTTCAGGTTGTATTGTTTGCTGTCCAATACCATAACCACCTTGTTCCATTTTAATATTTTGAATTATACTTTGAATTACCGATTGGTCGCTAATAGATTTTGTTAAAATTCTTGCAATATCTTCCTCATTTAAGTTTGGTGGTAAATTACTAAAATCGTGACTCATTTTAACATTTATGTCTGATGTTGTTTTTTCAGGGTTTGTGGTTTTTTTATTGTTTAACGCAATATTATTTGGTTCATATTTGTCAATAATGATGTCAGATATGTCTTTTTCCATAATATCATTCATCACTACACGTTCTTTTTCAACTTTTAAATCATTATAATTAGGTAATTTTGTATTGCTTACAGTTTCGTTTGTTTTTACCCCTTTTGATGCCGTTGTTTCGGTGATAAAGGTCTCAACACTCTTTAAGATTTCATAAAATACATTTTTATTTTCTTTTAATTTATCTAATTCTTTGTTAATATCATCAAGAGTGTCTTTAACATTATTCTCCATATTTGTTTTAAAAGTATTAAAAAGGTCAGTTCCATTTTTTACGAATTCTTCGAAAGTAGTTTTTCCTTCCAAAATTTCGGTTATAGAACCAAGACCTTTTTCATATATTTGGTCAAAAGTATTTGATTGTTGTTCGGTTGTTTTACCTAACGGATTTATGGTTTTAGTCCCCTCGATAACCGATTTACTAGTCGCCTTTGCCGCGTCTAATATGTCGGTTCCTAATTGAGAACCTCCAAGAGAATACCCTGTTTGCGCAATTGTTTTCATATAACCTTTAATCTCGTCTAAAGTACTTAATTGGTCTTTTGCCAAATCTTCCATCGATTTTGGTTTTTGGTCTTCCATAAACTTATTAAATAACTTTTGACCTTCTTCGGTTTGTGAGTTTGCGGATTCTGCCAATTTTTTAACCCCCTCATCTAATCCGTAAACTTTTCCATTAATTTTTAATTCGTATTCACCCTTATTATTCATTTCGGCCATATTGGCAATGAATTTTTGTTGGTCATCACTAAAAGCGTTGTCTGGGAACTTTATCTTACTCATCTTATCTTCAAACTCCGCTCCTGATAACGCCATGTTAGTTAATGTTTCATACGGTATTTGTAATTCTTTCGCAATTTCTCTCAATCTTAATTTACCCTCTTTAAATAACTCAAATTTACCTTGCTCATTCATAAAGACAAATTGTTTTGTCATTTGAGCGATTTGATTTTGTAATTCTGTTGGGTCGTTTTGAGCTAAATCCATTAACCTCAACGGGTCTAATAAATCTCCTTGAGCAACACCTAACCTTTGCATTGCCGCCGCCATCTCAATCGCTTTTTCAGGTTCAAATAATTTTTCAGCGAAACTTAAGGTTTGTTTCATATCAACTCTTAAATTAACCGCTTGTGCGGCCATCTTCGCTAATCCTTCTACTCCTCCTTGAAAGTTGAATTCATTCATTCTTTTTAAGTTGTCCACCGCCATTGAGGAGACCGCTTGAGCACTAACCCCAATTGATTTGGCTGCCGATACAACGGTTTCCATTTCTTTACCGACCATTGAAGCTGAGACACCAATATCTTTAAAGTTTCCTGACATTTTACCAACCTCAATTCCAGCGACTTTAGAAGTCGCATATAACGATTTAACGGTTTCGTTACTCATTAAGGTATTTCTACCCAAATCACTAGATACCGCTTGTTGTATTTTATATACATCATCCCATTCTCCACCCAATAACATTACATCCGTTATTGATTCGCTAATAGCTTTGTTGATATTAACAATATTATCCCTACCGTAACCAAATTGTTTTATTAATTTAGATGCTGCCTCATCTAAATCCAATAATTGACTTTCAATAGTTTCGGGATTAAACGCTTTTGCAAGTTCATCTTGTAGGGCTTTGGAATATTTACCAACGGCCTTAAACATGGTATCAAACGCATTATTTTCATCTTTTTTTGGCGGCATATATAAAACTTTTATTAATAAATATTAGAATTATTAATTTGATGTATTTAATTCTATGACTTTATTAATGAGATATTTTCTAGTGTAGGTTGGCATAGACATAAAGTCTTGATACGAGGTTCTTAAAAACTTCGCTAAAAGGTAGTATTCATCGATGATATGTTTTCTATACTCAGAAGAAAGGCCGAAAAAATTCCACCCCAAAGGTAATGTCGGTTTTTACCATTTCTCCTGATGGGGCTAAAATATCTTTTGTTAAGTCTAATGAAGGTACGTTTTCTTTTAAGAATGATTTAATAAATTTGGAATCACCAATTGGTAGGTTGTCAACGAATTTTATGATGTTTCCTTTGTCGGTATCTCCGTTTAATTCCACAATTTGTCTTGATAATCTCCAAGTTATTTTTGGAGCAATTCTACCCGCAGGGTATTGTTGTGACATATTTTCAATGTCCAATATATCAAAATATGTTAACGGTTTTAATTTAACCGTTACATTAGTTCTAGGTAGAGTTACAGTAAACAAACCGTTTTCATCTGGTTTGTTCTCGGTTCTTTTAATATTTATCTCATCTAACAATATTGATGATTTAAATATTTTATCTGTTTTTGGGTCAATTAAAGATACATTATATTCA